TTGTGTGTATATGTACATACGTCTATACAAATACCTGCAGTTTGTGTATTTCTTTTTTGCATTTTCTTTAATTGTTTTTGATTATAGCCGTTTCCGGCCAAATAAGCCAGTTTTTAGGCTTGGCTTGGAAGGCTAGAGCAGCAACAGGCCTCCGTATTGCGGCAACAGGTAGGGTTAAGCCGCTTCCTCTGTAACCTCGGTGGGTGCGTCTAGAGGTACAAAAATAAGGGATTCTGATACGGAAGGGGGCGCTGATTCAAGGTGAGGAATTATGTGGGTAGCTACTGCGTACAGGTGGCCTCCTAATGCGTCAGTTTTCCGAGTTATTCTGTGGCACTCGTAGGCGTCTTTATGCGGGTCTGTCCATCTCTCGTCGCAGATAATCTCCCAACAGAACTGTTCGAGAGACTGGGATCTGATAGAGATTTGGGCCCACTCCTCAGGTATAGGGTTGGGGGGCGTAAAGTCGTTGTCGAGGTTTCCAGAAGTTTGATGTTGCATAAAAGGCTTCCACGTACCTATTGGGTACACTACTCATTCTACATGAGATAAGGTTTAGGCTAAAATGGCGTTTATTGAAGCGTAGGGAGGGCCTACCTAACAGGACACGCTCCACCTACACACTCAAGATCATTCAAAACCTCTCCTGTAACCACGCCGGCAATGGGTTTAAGCTTACTTATACGCTTTTCGTATTCTTCCTTACTTATTTCCTCGTAAGGTGGCTGATCAAATCCATGGTTAGCGTGAAGTAAAAAACTTACAGTTTTTAAAGATTTTTCATAATTTTTGCGCATCCACTCTTTGATTTCATCTAATTCTTCGGGGTGGTAGTACACAGTAATTGAAATAGAATTGTCTGCCCACGTTTTTTGAAGCTTTTTAGCGAGCTCCAGCTGATCCACCGCTGATACGTCTCTAGCTAAAAGGGTATCTCCATTGGTCTCTACGGGAAACTCCACCACAACGCCTGTGTGGTCGTCTGTACCGTCGTCGAACCGTTTATACTCCACAGGGTAGTTAGCGTCACGAAGCGCCTGTACGAGGCTGTCATCGCTCGCTATGCGCATCCTACGTATGTGGTAGGGAGCGAATCCGGGGTGTATGCCCGGTGTGCTACCGCTGAGCAAGGATAGGGTCCCTGAAGGCTTAACGGTGGTTAGCCTAATACTTTCAGGGTAACCTTTCTTGTTAGACCATTGTTTATCGAAAACCACGAGGTCCCGGTAACACTCATCTAACCATTCCACTTTGTCTAAAGATTGGCATATGCCGGTTACCCCTACGCCTATACGCATATTCCGGTGTACTACCTCTTCAGTGCTGTCGTGAATAAAGGGTAGGTTACAAATCGCTTTCTGTGTTTTATAAAGCAGGCGGGCACATTGCTTAAACTCAGTCTTACTCTCTACATTGTTAAGGAATATCTCGCTTAGATTGCAAGCCTCGTGTGACTCTAAAACAATCTCAGCACAGGGATTGATTATCTCACAAGTATCTTTCTTGCGCTCCCCTACTCTTCCGTGTTTTTGGGCCAAAGGCAGGTTAAAGAACCCGTAAGGCTCTCCTTGCCCGTCATAACCTTTCCACACAGTATCGGAAATATGATCAAAAGAATCGGCATAGATCGTATTGTTAGAATTAGCGCGCCAGTTAGGCACGTTTCCTAAGTCCCAACGTTTTGCTCTAAGGAATAAGTAATCATCAGGGTCGCCTACAGCTATCTCAGCGCTTCTCCTCACATTTCCTGCAACCACGACACCTCCGATGATGTTACAAATATCTAGCACATCGATAGATCGAAGCTTCTTACCTTCGCGTTTAGCTATGATGTCCACAATTTTCTCTGTACCTTCGATTAAGATTGAGGGCCCCGAGGCAGTCCCTCCAAAACCCTTGATCTTCTCACCATGTGATCGAACAAGAATAGTGGAGTAGGTAAAGGACTTGCCTGTGAAGAAGTAGGATTTTAATACCTTCTTCAACAGCTTGACCCAGCCTTCGCGTGAGTCAGGAACAATGAAATCGGCGTCATTTGTTTTTTCGTGGGTAATCACCACATCTGGCTTTACTTTAGGAAGGTCGTGAATATCTTCTTTACGAACCGAAAACCCTACACCTCCGCCTAGCATTAGGTTTTCGAATACAAAGCAGAAATCGTCTATATCTCGAATACACACTCCGAAGCAGTTCAAGAGGCTATTGCCTCCAAAACGGTCTACAGTCGTCGTACCGAGCTGCCAAAGGCATCGACCGGCAAAGCAGCACTTTAGGTTAAAGACGAGGTCATAGAGCTGCTGCGCCTCTTTAACGGTGTAATCAGCCCCTATCTTCTGGGCGCCGTTGATACACCTGGCAATAGTCTCCCACCACTCTTCGTTGGTGCCATCCTCTTTGATTCTGCTATAGGTCCTCTTGTACACGACCTCGCCCATTCCGTTAAACCCCCAATTAGGTTGTTTACGTCGGTATGAATTTAAAAAGCTCTTGGGTAGTAGTTCGCTTACATACATCTTCTTATCTTACTCCTGTGGATCCGAATCCAGCTGTGCCTCGGGTAGTTGTAGTCAATTCATCTAAAGAACGTACAGATTGGGTAAATACTTTAGGGGCAGGTAATATTAGCAACTGCGCTATCCTGTCTCCGGCTTTAATGTCAATAGGGCTGCCCTTCTCCGCATAACAACTCAGGATTATCTCACCTCGGTAGTCGCTATCGATTACTCCAACCGTATTACTAAGGCGCAAACCCTTGCGACCCACTGATGACCTGGGCACAAGTATACCTACATGGCCTTTAGGTATTTCGACATGCAGGCCTGTATGTAGGTCTTGCCGCTGCTCAGGTTGAATAAGGTAATCCTCGGTAACTCTAATGTCTAATCCCGCCGACCCCTTAGTGGCCGCCTTAAGCGGGGGGTGGTCTTCAGCAGTGCTGTGGTATCGTAAGGTAGTGGTAGTAAGGGGGGTCATGCGTTGGATTTTAACCTCTTTCTCATCGTATCGCAGGGTCCGAAGAACCCAAGTGTTTTCTGCTTACTGAAGGTAGTCTCAAGGTGTGCTGCAAATAAAGTAGCCACGGGACTTGTGTAGTTTAGCATGAATGAAGTCGGCCACACAGCAGTGTTGAGCGTTTTTGCAAACAATTGTTCAACCTTAGCTGAATCGTACTTAACACTCTGTTTGTGGGTCTTGATCGTCATATCGTCGCCTGCTAGGGCACAGACGTAATTAGCGCCTGTGGTGAATTCTCTTATTCGGGTAAGCTTTCGTTTGGGTAAGGGTGGGCATATTGCCGCACATTTAGCTGTCAGTGTAACTTCGTAGCCTTCAGATGTAAGCCCTAGGCTCCACACTCCCCCGTAGGCCCAAAGTAACGATTTAAACTGTTTAATTAATTTCTGTAAAACATCAAGCTTAAAGTCCCCGCTGCCTAAGCCGGTAAAGGCAAAGGTACGGGTTACTTGGAAGTGTAACAGGTCTAGGTCTACACCGGGGGCGAACTCTAAAGAATTTTGAAATTTATTCCAGATAGCTAAAGTACGCCTCATCCGACAAGCGGGGCACAAATAGTGCTTACATGTGTACTTGGATAAAAAGGGTAACACTTGTCCATTCGTGCTTATTGTTAAACCGATAGGAGGGCATCTCTTACACAAATCGTGAGTAGCTTTAGACACTCCTAAAGAAGGGCCTACGTACTGTTCCACTACAGCACGCCATAACACGTACAAAGCTACCCTATCGATAAAAGCGGTCTTAGCAGGGGGCGCCCAATGGTCGTATTTCTGCAGGGCAGTTTTGAGTCGATGTTTGGTAGTTATATACTTACTCACTACCAATGGATTGGTTTTCGGTAAAGTCTTACAGAATGTGTTTAAACTACGCTGAAGAATAGGGGACAACCCTATGGTATTGGGCTGGTCATTTAAAAGTAAAGAAATTTTCTCTATATGTTTCTCAAACATTAACTTATTAATTAGTTTAACCTTATATATATGTATTATGTATTATCTTAAGAAACATATAGAGAACTTTATTTAACTTTACTTTAAACAAATCGTCGTTTTTAGGGTGTTAATGCGGTTGGGGACGAAAGGTGAAGTGGTAAGTAATGTATATCGTAAATCTTTGTTTAACTTTAAAGTTAAAGCTAAACCCGGCTCTATTGAAGAACCGGGCTTAGTATAGGGCGGCGAAAGGCCTAGGTCAACCCCAAATCAGTGACCTACATGTAATTTAACTATTTTACCTACGGCTGAGGATTCCCCGAACATACACCTAACACAGAGTCTTGTGGTTGGTTTTCCCAGCCCTTGATAACGCTATTCAATTCCTCGAAATATTGGCGCACATCTGTAGCGCTGAAGTCCATCAGATCACCTTGAAAGACAGTAAAGCTAGCCAACACACCTACTACTACTAGGGAGCCGTTCCACCCCCTCTTAACTACAGGACCTCCGCTGTCTCCAAACCAGATTGAAGTAGTATTAGAGCGGAGTTTAAGCTCTGTGACTTCCGTAATTAGAGTCCCGTAGTAGAACATTACCGTAGGGTAGCTTTGTTTTTTATACCGCAGACTGCACCCTACGGTGAAGATATTAGCCATGTACCTTTCCAAGTGAGTAGATTTACTCGCTATAGGGATAGGGGTAACCTCTGCCACCTCGCACTCTAATTTTAACAAAGCGATGTCGTGAGACTTCGCAGGAGACAAAGCCCACTCGGGCTGAAGCCATAAGTCTTCAATAGGTATGTATATATCTTCCTTACTGAACTGTATGTATCCGCTATCTACATGTATGGCAACATGGGCAGCAGTGAGCACAACACCCGGCGTTATAAGAATACCAGAACCTACGATATCTTTATCCACGTCTAATATATAGCAAGCCGCGTCGAATGCTCTTGCATCGGCGGGGTCGTCTGTGTAGTTGTATTCGAAGTTAAAGGAGTCGTATATACTCTGATGGTAGTCCGACTCAAATTGTCGTTGCAGGGCTGGAGGAGCCGATTTTGGTGAAAGTCCCTTTTGTTTTATAGGGGCGCATGCGACAAGTGTTAATATCAATAGGTTTAAAATTTTCATAATAATATCTCATATCTTTTAATAATAATATAGGGTAATAAGAGTTACGAAGCGCTGTCTAGATCTAGTCTGTAGTGTACTCCCTCCAATCCCGCTACGTTAGCGAACGATAGTCCAATATTACTGGAAGTCTCTACCATAACCTTAGGGCTGAATGTGTACTGACTTTCCGTGCCCGGGGATATGCCAATAGCCGCTGTGGTTAAAACCAAACCATCCTTAGTGACGTTAACATCTCCGCTCCCGCTATCTACATTTAGGTAAATTTTATTCAGGTACATAACCTGACGAGTACCTCTTACTGCCAGGTAGGACTTAGCGACAGGGGTCTCTATACGCCCTTGTATAGACGTATGGGAAGCCCCGGGGAAGGCCATCCATAAACTACCCGTCCAGAATAGGTAGCAAGTATCTCCGGGATTGAGAACAACTGTATTAGTTCCATCTAAGTTTAGTGTAACCGAATAAGCAGACCCATAACGACTAGTGACTTGTCTAAAGTAATGGCGAGAACTAACTCCTAAACCTGAGGTAGGGAGATTTAACGTAACTCCGCTCGAGGCTTGGGTAATGATTATTCCAAAATGGTCAAATAGCTCATATAGAGTATCTCCATTGGTATACCCTGGGGTGTCTTGGTAAAAAAAGGTGAATTTAGCTTGAGTAGCTAAATCTATTGCGGCATGTAAGTACTCATTCGTAGCCATATCAGAATCCCATGTTTGTCATGTCAGCGTTTTCCATACCTGTAACCTCGATAACATCCCCGGCCTTCAATCTTACCCTAATTCGAACCTTTGTGCTACTAAGCCAGTAGGCATTTCCACCCTTTTCTAAGTCTATACCATTAACCCGAATCCTAAAGGATGGAGTCGTTTTAAAGAAAGTGGAGGTAGAACCTATCTCTACATTAGTATTACCTGAGTAGCCAACCGTCGCTACAAATCCACCAGGGGCAGTCTTACCTGCGGTAACCTCAAGTGTAGGAGTATTATTAAGAGTTAATTCCATATCATGCCTATAGTCATGCCACTCAGAGTTGGAACTTAAGGTAGATACTGTATAGATACACTGAGTGGTATACCCGCCTCGACGCTCAAACGTTAAAGTACCTGAGCCGTCGCTTGCGACCAAAACATCTTTACTTCCACCTAAAGTAGTAGGCAGAGTTAATGTGTAGGGGTTTATAGAGCCTGTGCCTGAGGAAGCTGTGGCAAGGGGGGCAGCAATTTCAATAAACTCATACTTAGTAGATACTTTCAACGAGGAGCTAGTACCAGATCCCCCGGTGTTACCTATTTTAAGCTCGTCGGCAGTGTAGACTAAGTCTGAGGTAAACTCAGGGAGGCTCGTCCCGGTATTATATAGCATCATCTGTCCGGACGCGGTTCCGGTCGACGCAGGGGCTATAACGGAGCTTATCTGGGTATCTACGTACAGCTTTGTAGATGCATCGGTGTTATCTGTAGGGGCTCCCAGCCCTTTAATCTGCAGATTATCTACCAGTATCTCGCTACTCTTAACTTCCATTTTAGGGGTAGAACTACTACCTGCATGCATTCGTAAGCTTTGAACTGTATTAGATCCTCCAGACATACCAGAGATTACAATTTGGGAAGTAGTTCCTGAGTAGGTTATATTAACATTCCCGGCTGCTCCAGGGTTATCATTTGCCAGGGTTACCACTGTAGACGTACTTCCGGACCAAGCAGCTTGGACGTCGAGATCTCCCTCTCCTCTAGCGTAGTTAATAGAATATTCTATTCTAGAGGCTATATCTTCATCATTATCAACATCCCCTATCTTAATACGGTATTCGGTACTAGTATCTTTAGGGTCTCCGCTAGCTCCGTAAGCTGAAGTAAACTCAAAAGTAATAGAGTTAGATCCATCTCCTACATCTAATTCCTCACCAATTAGGTTATCTCCGTCGGTGTTTTCGTATACGGTTATTTGGCCTGTGGCAGCAACAGCGGCCTCCTCTGCGTAGCCTAACCCGCTCGACTCTTTGCTTACGAAGGTAAACATGGGTCCGCCATCGGATCGAGCCTCGGTTACCATTCGCCCCGACGTGTCTGCAAAGCCTTGAATACTAGTTTTGTTTGTACCCTCGCACACAGTGTCTGTAAACTGAGCTATTCGATTATAGGAACCCAGTTGATATACAATAGATTCGTTAGCCGCTCCTTTACTGAAAGCCGATGGAGGCGCAACGTCACATAGGCTGTCCCAATCGGCAGAGTGGGTTATAGAGGTATTTCCTGCAGTACCTCCTGTATTTTGGGTAAACTCAACCTTACCGGCATTATCGTTAGCAGCTGCGTTTATAGTCCCATTGTGCCCGTCGGAAGAGTTTACTAACGTCGCTAAATTAGTTGCAGCGTCAGATGCAGAAGCTCCCCGGTTAAACTCTTGACTGGCAGCCACAGCCCCAGAAGCTTTAATGGTATAGGTTTTCGAAGTGCTTGAGGTGTCCACAAGAGTTAAGGTTTCGTCAGCAGAGCTACTGTATTCGGTGTCCCCAAACGTAAAAGTAGCGTAAGCCTGACCGGTACTTCGATAGGACCCTGTGGATCCGGTTCCATAAATAATAGAGGGAGCTTGCTGGGTTCCGTCCGCTACTACAACAGTATTTGTAAACGTAGCGGAACTCGGCTGCACATACCTTGAGTCTCCGAGAGTGCCTAATGTTTTGAACGATAGGAATCCCGAACCGCTGGTCACCATAACACTATCGGTGGTGCCATCTGAGCTTGGCAGTGTAAAGTTTAACGCCTCACCCATTAAGGAAGCCGGGGTTAAGGTGGTGTCGTAGCTGTGGCTGGCATGTTTTAAAGTAAGAACGCCCGTTATTGAGGAATTTGTACCTATCTCAGCCCATTGATAGCCGCCGCTAGCGGGTATCTTAAATCCGGAGGTTTCTACGTATTTACTTGTAGCTGCATCATATGCTACAACGGCGTTATCGGAAGACCCTTCGGCTACAATACCATCTATATAAGATTTTGTAGCAGGATGCGAAGAAGATGTAGGGGTTGGGATATTGTATATTGTTTGATTATTAAAATCCCATCCTGCGCCGGATATAGAGGCTCGTCTAGTACCCCCGGCGGTAAATGATAAAGTATCTGCTGCGCTGCGGTATATACCTGTATCGTCATCGCCTGTGAAGGTATAAGACGGCTTGGCTGCAGTAGTACCTTCGCCTACACCTGTCTGAAAATTTAAAAACGGGGTCTGTGCGTCCGATATGTCGCCCCCTTGAATACCTTCGGCAGCAAACTCAAACAAAGGAGAGCCTCCGTTATACACGAAAGCCACAGCTTTACCACTGCCGTCACCACTGTCTTTTGCATAGAACCCGCTGTCAGAGGCGTCTGTAAATTTTAGGTCGAGGCTGGTTGTTGACTTAGATAAGTTTCCTACAATAAGCTCCCCTGTGACAGTGCCCCCCGATGTGTCAAACTTACCGGAAAGAGTATCAGCTGTAGCAACTTCCTTTACAGCTGTTGAGGTGTAGAAATGCATTTTCGAGTTCGCAGGGTCGTAAAATACAGCCCCGGCTCTATCTGTATTTGCTGCAGGCCATGAGTTTGTACCTCTCAAGGAGGGTTTAACTAATACATATGTGCCCGCATCGAACTCAGTGGCATTGTTGCCTAGTTGAAGTATATCTCCGCTTGAAGTATTTGTACCTCTAAATAAATAGTCATCATCAAACTTTACGAAAATATTGTGCGCTTTAGTACTACTATCTACATGAGCACCCATTCCTGTGGTAAGATGGGATGCGAATGAGTACCCAGGAACCTTGCTGGTGGAGCTTGAAGCCTCGGCCGCGATAGTCATCTGGGCGATATCTGTTAAAGTTTCGTAAGTATGTGTGTAACTAGTACCGGAAGAGCTTCTAGATTTTTTATCAAATTGGCGCAACTCTGTAAATGACAATGTTCCGCTGCCGTCGGTAATAAGTGCTTGTGACGCTGAGGATGCATCTGAAGTGGGGTAGACCAGGCCCCCTATAGTTGCATTACTCAGGGAAACCACACCGGATGCTGTAAGGGTTATAGAATTACTACTTAAAGATATAGAATCCGCTTTTTGAACGTCAAAGCTAGCTGAGGTTCCGGTATCCCCATCCATAGCAACCTTAAACTGATCTCCGTCCGTACCTCCGGAGAAAGAGGTAGCAGTAATGTTACCTCCGCTTTCAGCGGTACCCGTTACCATATCTCCATTACCTGCGGTACCCGCTGTGTTCATGGTTAGGGCAACGGTATCGTCTGGGTTAAGGGCTGCGGTGACATTTAGGTCACCAGACGTATCCGCTGCATTTATTGAAGCCGTTAGCTGAGTGGCAACAGCCGCTACAGTATGGGCAGAGCCTACCCCTATGTAAGTAGAGGATGTGGCATTTGAGGTGCTATAGGTGAGTGTGTGTACGTTGCTGTCTGCGTCTGTAATAATAACTGTTAAGCCATTTAAGGTAGTTCCTGCTGATACACCTCCTGACATGCCAGCTACTGTAATATCGGCTGCGTCTGCGGTAGTAGTTATCGTAATGTTTCTATCCGACCCGTCGCTCTGGTTGGTCAAACTAACTACATTAGAGGATCCCCCTGACCAAACTGAAGTGATATCCAAATTATCTTGAGTATCAGCATAGTTTAGGGAGTATTGAATCGCTTCAGCTATATCCTGGTCTGTGTCGTCCCCGGACTCTATAAGAATGTAGTAGTCTGCATCCGAGTTTCTGGGGTTTCCGCTAGCCCCGTAGCTAGACTTAAACGTGAATACAACTGTATTATCCCCGTCCTCCACTGTTATAGTATCATCTAGAAGATTATCTCCCTCTACGTCTTCCAATACGGTTATAGTGCCTGTGGCAGCAGCAGATGACCCCAGTTGAGTTATCGTAGCTGTGGCCGCTGAGGCTGACCCTACCTTACCTGCAAAGGTTAAACCCCCGGCTCCTGTAGAACCTAAGGTGGCTGTGACGTCGGTATCGGTAGCTGCGGTTTTAGGGGAGCTTAACGCCAATACATCCTGTAACCTCACATATGTACGCTGATCAACAGCTTCGAGATCTGTGGTGGCCCCTGTAGGGTCTACCACTAAAGCAAATCCGGCATCGCTGGTACTTAACCCTGTGGCTAGGGTCAAACCTTCCAGGTAGTCGTTATTCTGCTCCTGAATCGCAATAAAACGTAGCAGTGAGACGTAGAGAGAGTTGACAGTAGATGTGGTGGGCCTAACTCCAGGCTCATTTACAAGACTTTTAAGAGGCATTTATTACTCCGTACGAGGTATAACTACATTATACAATAGTTAAAAAAAGGGGCTGAATTCTATCAGCCCCCCTTTTTCGCTACCGGCTAACCGGCCACTAACTCTTCTGCTCTCTTCGGAACAACTCTGTCTTCCATGGACAGCGTGCTCATATCGTTGAGATTCATAGAGATATACTCCTCTACAGGAATACCCCTCATCCAGTTGCTAATGTGTGAGATAAGCAGTCCCGCAGCCACAGAGCAGGGGTAGATCATAGATCTAGCCGAGCAAGGAGCCTGAAAGGCGTCCTCCTCCTCGAACAGAGACATAGGGTAATTTTCAAAACTATCCCATCCTTTATGAGCTCCATACACTTGAACAATGGGTCCCATCATACGAGCGTCTAGGAATAGGTCTAAGTTTTGATGGCCTTTAGAGGCTTCCCAAATTTCTTTACGTGTGGTTATAGAGTCCACGCAGCTGATAACTACTAACTTATTACTACCCGGGGCCAGGTTTTTACCTGCGTCCAGGGTTCTCTGAAGCATAGAGGGGTCGAATTTGCGGGCATACTCAACCACACTAATCTCACTGTTGGTTTCCCTAACCTCACGCCCTAAAGCTTCCACTTTCTGCATGCCCAGGTCTTGTTCTTTATACCCCTGAGCCGCGAGGTTGTGAGGTTCTACGTCATCTGGGTCCACCAATACAAGTGTACCAAATCCTGTAGCCGCAGCGATCATAGCGGTAGGTCGCCCTAAAGCACCCACCCCTACTAACAATATATGAATTTTATTAAGTTCTTCAACAGGTAGAATAGACGTCTGACGATCGTATCTATTAGATATACTCATGCTGACACCCACGTGCATTCCGCGCGAATATCTGCCGCTGCCTCTGTTTGACCGTTATCCTCCAAATAAAGTATAAAGGCCTCTTCTTCAAGTTGACCGGTTTTCACATGGATATTTAACGCTTTTAAGATATCCGCAAGTACAAAGTGGGTATCTCCTACCCACGGCTCTACGGAAATCTCATTTTTAGCACATATACCTAAGAGAGCTGCTGAGCCAACTTCTCCAATTTCTGCAGCCACCTCTAAGTATATATCCTCTAGATCCTGAGGGCCACACCCGAACTTATCCGCACATTCTTTGTCGCTTATAAGAACAGATTTGTTGTTTTCTGAGCAGGTTATAAGGGTGTAAAAAGGATCCATATCAAACCCATCCTCATACCTATCTTCAGACTCTACTCCGAAGGTCTTCGGTCCGCTTGGTGGAAAAGGATCGTCTCTTAGATCCAGATGACTTTGCTGAGCCTCAAAATAAGCTACATCGTCCCACGTAGAGTGGTTATACACCCCATAATCATCTCCCCCTGCATCACATGCATCTGAATCCTTACCAAAACTACTACTAGATTCCCTAGAGACGGGAGGTAAAACACTTTTAATCTTACCCTTGCCCTTATTAAACCACTTATTTGTGTAGACAACTTTAAGTGGCGCTACAAGTTCTAAACTTTTAGCCCATTCTCCTGATGTATCTTTTATACTACTTGTCCGCTGGACAATATCATCGATGGCTTCGGTCTCAAAGTCTATTTTAATACTCATCTCTGTCTCAACCCGTCCTAATAAAGGATCGGTAGCTCGAAGGCGGGCATACATATCCCCAGATTGGGATAGTATAAACATAACTAACTTGGCCTTACCTCCAAACTGGTTATTACCTGTAAACGTACTTTCATCAGTAGATGAAGGTTTGGCACCACATCCTTTTGGATGTGTGTGCCCCCATATTAGAGCAAACTGGTCTAGGTCGTACCCCTGTTTGTGCATATGTGCCATATATTCAGCTAAAGCATCGTCGTCAAATTTATTTAAGGTTAGGTTAGCCTCTTGGCCGATAACGTTGATGTCTTCGACATACAGAGGGTTGTCCTTGCGGCCTAGGCACCAGAAGCCGACCTCCGTATCGGCTAGCCTAGCTATATACGTCATTTTTATAAACGCATATGTAGAAAAGGTTAAAGTGGGTTTGGTTAACATGTGGTTTCCTCGTTTTCTTTCATGTTGTTAGTTAAGAGGGCTGGTGTTTGTTGTAAAATTTCTAAATTTAAAGCGGCGATAGCTTGACTTGCTAAGTCCCGTTCTTCTAAGTGAAGTTTAAGGACATAGTGTTCAATGCCTGGGTCGTTACTCAAGGATAAGCGTACACAGTCTTTTCTACGACCCCACACAGCGTAGTAATCAATAGGATAGGGTCGCATTCTATATATGCTCTTAGTAGAGGCGCTACATAGTTCGCGGTACACTACATCTGATAAGCGTACGTAAACCGATTCACCGTTTTCGTCCTCTTCAGCGATATCATCCTCGTGTATTAGTGCGATGTTTCCCGCAAAAAATGTTGGCGGATACTCGTTATTATGCGGATGCTCGTCACTAGAGGGGGCAGAGTACGCCTCTAAGAGTGTAAGTGTGGCTCGAATAGGCATACTACCAGAACCGTAAACGATCTCGTCTTCTCGCGATCTAACATCCTCAAGTCTTTCAGGAATCCATAAGCGACGTATATCATCGTTCCCAATAAAATAGGTTGTTCCCCCTATAAGGCTATCTAAGTGTAGGGTAACGGCATCATCAGTGCGGATAAAAGTATCTTCACCGTCGGCCCATGCAGCTTCACTCATTGGAATATAACGGTCTTCTAACTCTGAGTACTCGCAGCAGCTTTCGTGATACCAATCCCCGTCCGAAAGTACATCCTCCTCTGTATCCACTTCGTCTCCACAGTCGTAGCAGTAACAAGTATCTTCGTCGTCTCCGCCATGCTCACGTCGCCACATATCTCGAGTCATTGTAAAGCGCTTTAATGCGGCATAAGTATCACTGTCCTCATAGTTATTTAACACTCCTATAACTATATCTAAACCTCCCCCTAAGTTAAAGGTATTGGCTGCATCATTGTACACCTGGGAAGCGCGTCCGAAACATAGATTTCCTGACTCCCCCACATGAGGGTGTATATACCCGTTGGCTGCAGATTCGTCCTCTAGGTTTCCCAAGCGGTGTATGTTTATTGCAGTGTCACTGTATGTTCCTATACATTTAGTAAATTTGTTATAGTCCCAGGAAATCCATATATCTCTAAAGGTGTGTGTAGTCTCTACCTCACCTTCCGTACCCCTATAGTGATTTAGGGTTATAGGTCTTAAGGCGTACCAAAAGGTTCGAGTTTTCGGGGAGTATAAGCAGGCTCTACATAAAGGATTATAATAACCTTTTGTAGCGGCATACAGATCCCTAAACACACCGGTAGGTGCTTTAGCAATAGAGGCCTGTAATTGTTTGTAGATTTCCGAGGTCTCAGAGCTGTTTTCGTAGAAGTTATCTGCTTGAAACCGACCATTCTCCAGAAATTTATCCACAGAATTACTGAGATTTGAAACAATATAATCCACATCTCTCCTAAATTGGCGACGGAAGACAGGGACGTAGAGCTCGTCTAGGCGTAGAGGGCAAGCTTTGCGGTTAGAGGTGTTTTGCCGAGTCCAGTAGTCGTCTACAAGTTTATGGGCAACGTCATCGGGTGATCGATCTCCTAGTATCAGGTCCCTTACGAGGTCAGAACTAGGTCTATTCGGGTACGCTGCAGCTATATACTGCCCAAGACTTTCTAGCATAACATATCGAGCTTTGCGGCCTATGTTTAGTAGTTCGTATATGTATTCCCTGTGGGCGTTAGCCCGCGACTCGCGTAGTCGTGAGGTTAGATTGGCTACCCCCTTCATGTGTAGGCGGCAAGCTAATCTATAAATAGATGTATCGGACATACCGCTTACCGACACCCAACTAGAAGGGCTATCGTCGTGAGAAGGCCTAATCTGATTGCTATACACTCCTCTAATCATGTCTTCACGAGCCGCTATGTCTTTCTCTACGCGTGCTTTTAATATATCTGGTGCTAATGGGTTTTGTAAAAGATTTGTTACGATTTTATTGTGTTTGTTCATAGCTTCCTTAGTCAAAGCGGGGGGTAGTCAGACCCCCCGCTTTACGTGTATCTAGGTTATATTAGCAACCACCTTGGATTTTAGTAGGGGTTACTTGTACACTATCACCTGGGTTTAAAGTTTGCCCAGCTTCAGCATTCATGCCATTAATTTTAACTATAAAGTTTTTAGGCGCTGCGTTGATTTTAAGATTATCTTTAAAGAACGAGTCAATAGTAGTTCCTGAAGGAATCACGTAGTCTTGACTAGTGTGGTTATATACGTCTAAGCAAGAGACGTTTATAGTAGAAGATGTGTTGGTATCTGTGCCGCCAAATGTAGTGTTGCAGGTTTGTGTTTCGGTTGCGCCGAATGTTGATTCAGGGTTCATAGTGTTAGCTTCCTTCGAGTAGCTTACGTTGTTTTATCAAATGGTTATCCAAGTACTTACCTTTGCGCTTGAATATCTTGCCGGTATAGGGACATATCCAGCCTTCACCATATGTGAAAGCTTTCCATTCCATAATGGGAACATACAGATCCGGAGTCTCTGTAGCCGCTTTAATAATATTAGTAAACATGTATTTGCTAAGTGTCTGGTAAGTTTTATCTGTGATAGGACATACCCATAACCCGTCAGCATTTCGACGAGGGGAAGGCTGAGTAAGATTTTCCGTAGTTTCAGTACCGATTGGGCGCGCCTCACCTTCAACCTCTGTTACAAGGTCTTCGGGTAAGCCAATAATACTATCAACCCATTGGGGAAAATCTTCGCTAGCACAATCCAGTACATGAATCTCTCTATCCGGGTAACTTTTATTTATAAATTTCTTGGCAGCGGTTTTAGCCCACTTCCGAGCAGCGGTTAGTGTTCTCGACGAGTGATCCGGAGCCTTACGCTCCTTAGGCTTTTCGAACAAGAAAATACAAAACGGTTTAGATGCTGTAGGAGGCTTAAACTTATGCTGAAACCCGCCAGCGGTTACCTTAGAGCTTATCTCTTGTTGGTAAACCCGCTCCTCCTTTTCTTGCCTTTTTTCTGCTCTTTTAATGTACGAGAACGGCCTAACTACCCACGCATCTTTAGGCCATAAGGCCTTAGCGCATTTAGTGGCTGCTCTTTCTGTATCAAAAAGGCTCGGTTTACCCGAGCCTTCTTCTACATAGGAATCTAAATTTTTTAACCAAATTACGTATTTAGACGATTTCGACATCCAATTCATTTAAGGGGACTACGGTAATCTGCCCTATGTTCGTAACTAAGTTACGTTTATAGAGTATATCGAAGGCCTCTTGTTTTTTCTGTTGTGCCTCCTCCTGGGAGGAAAACATAAACTCTGGGTCTTTAAGAAACCCTCCTAAAGTCCCTCCGTCTTTAGTAGTGTATGCTAGTACCCAAAGTATGCTGTTCATAAATTACGCTCCCCGAGCTTGCACCAACCCTTGTAGTAACTTTCTCGCCCTCTCTTGTAGGTTACGGAGTTGAAGCTCCGCGCCCTCAGGAGAAGAGGGTATCTCATGATCTTTAGAAGCGATTTCTCCTACCAGCTTAATGAGATCGAAAGTACTGGCGGTCGCAGTGGTTGTCTCGGTTGACAGTTCAATGTTTTCTTCCTCTATTTTATTTTGATCGAAGACAATGTCCAAAACGGTGAGGCCTAGTATATTAGGGTTATCCAGCCACCCACTCAACTCGTCATAAACGCAGTTAGCTACGCAGTTAACAGTAGGGAGCTTACCAAATACGTCCTCGCCTTGTAAGGTGTTACCGTGTTCTTTAATAATATACCGATTAAAAGCAGCTATATCGTCTATAACTAGTTTTAAATTAATAAGTGTTCCGTTGGATAGGTTAATTCGGGGTTGAGTAGTTTGAGAGGTCATAGTATAGTTAAAAATCCTGATAAAGTATCTACAACCACTCCCCCTTGACCAGACTTAGAGGCTCTTACGAGTCGGAAGTGCCCCGTAGGGTTCTCTGTAGCCACGCCTGTATGTATGACCATATCTTGACCTAAGGTAGAGTTATAGAAAAGAATTGCGGGTATGTGATCGGGGAAGGCTGCAAACAGCTCCCCGCCTTTAGAGACAAATGTTTGCCACACCTCACACTTAGTAGGGCGTAGAAATAAATCATTCATACCCCATGTGTTCATTCTGTGGCTCCGAACCGTAAACGGCTCAAATAATGACTGCATCTCTAAAAGCGGAGTTTCCGAACGTTTAATCCGAGTTTCCCAGAGAGAAAGGCTTTCTGCGTTATCCTTAAACAGGTTTCGTAAGATCTTCTTACAAACCTTATTTTCATAAGCAGCTTGCCTATTCTCCTGGGATCGGTCTTTAAACTCCTTTAAATTTTCAAAGGGATTAGGACTTTTTCGAGGTTTCATCGTCACCGTCGCTGTCTGAAACTTTGTCGGCAGCGCCTGACTTGTGGTCCACCTTCGCTGCCGTAGATATTTCATATGCAGCTCGTTCTTCCGGGGTAATGTCTAACCTATCCCACAACCTACTCCTATTTACACCTAACCTGTCGGAAAGGAGTTCTCGAAGCTCTACGTTGTTTCGAATAGCGGCCCCTAGTTCTGAGTCCGTTACTTTTACAATATCCAAGGCACGGCAGCTATACTTATTAGCGCTTACCGTAACTAAACAGTCGTCTTTAATAAGCCTTTTCAATCCATGGGTGCCGTCATCCGCTAAAAGCATCGCTGTTGCTGCATCCCAGTCAAACCAGCATTTGTCAATCTGACCCGTTTCCGAGTCTTTAGTCCAACGGTATGGAATAGTAATTTGTCTCTGAGAGGCGCCTAAAGAGTTTTTAGCAGCCTTTACTTTAAGTATACGTTGGGTGTACCCTAAAGTCTTTTTAAAGTCAGGGGTACCTTTAACCACAGAAAACCACATGTCTAACACAGCATGGTAATCTTGTCCTGTGCCCCCCGGCTTACGCTTAGCTCCCTGTATAGGAGACATTATGTCGTCGCTAAGGTGGTTAACGTATAAAAACAAATAAGGTTTCATAAAGAGCTTCTCATTAATGTACTTAAAGAACTCGTTATGAGACTTGGCTTTAACCATCCCTACAGTACTTCTTGCATTAACGGCCCCTTCTTTTCTAATTTTCTCCATGCCTTCGGAAGCGGTAACACCCCCCAAGGAGTCCACAATAAAAACAATGGGGACGTCCTTCATATTAGGGTCGTTAGAGGCGAATTCTATAGCGTCTAATACCTGAGACTGCCATTCTTCTGTGCTAAAGGCAACATAGTCTAATGTACGGTCTAAATGATTTTCGCCGACAATGGCACGATACAAAGACGGACTCTTTTTATTTTCCGTATCTATATACACACACACGCCGCCATAATCCATCCAAGTTTTTGCTAATGTCATGGCATAGGCTGATTTACAGGACTCCTTAACCCCCGCTAAGCCGATGACTCGGCCGCAGGGGTAGAAGTTCTGGTCTGCTATCCATCTATATGCGAGGTGATCACAAGGAAAACCCCACATTCTTTGTTCTGCCTCGGTACCCAAACAAACTTTTCCGTCGCTATTTTTAACAGCGTTGTCTAGCATGGCTTGAATACCTGGATGGGGACTAGATTTCATAAATAAGTTTAACCTTTATTTTGCTGGTCTTGAAGATTCTGTAAACGGCTCATCATTTCCTGCATCTGAGTATCGAGGTTTCCCTCGTTTCCATCAGCCGGACTAGGAGTCGCAGGAGTAGGAGTCGTAGGAGTCGGTGTGGCAGAAGGAGCTGGGATTGCACCTGCTGGAGGCATCCCTGCCGCAGGGGGAGCTGCAGGAGCCGGAGGGGTTGTAGGAGCTGTAGGCTCTACCGGAGTAACTGATGTGGGAGTAGGGGCAGCCGCTGTTGTTACAGGGGGCACACTGGGTACAGCTACCTGCGTAGGAGTGTCCTCCATAATACCTGCTCCGATTAGCGCCCACTCCGCGCCTACAAACAATTCCTTCATCCATTCAACCTGCTGACTCCACGTGCTCTTGTATAAGTAGTCGCCTATAGGCTTCACACTATCAAACAGCTCTTGAGGCATTTGGTAGTTAGCGTATACATCGGTTAAGTTATCTACCTGACTAGAGTAGGCGGTAATGCCCGCTGCTCCAGATGGCTTAGATGTAAACTCTACTAATTTTAGGTTCTTAGCGTAATCGTGATGTACAAATGTGTCTGCTTCCCATTTCCGACGAGCATCTACATCGTTTATAACATCTCCGTAATTTTCACGAACATCTGTAGGGTTAGTTGTTCCTTCCCCAGATTTCATTAAAAATTTATCATAGAAACCTACTTTAGTATCCATGTGAGGAGCTGAGTTGATGGCGGTTACCTGGTTGACCAAAAATACTCTATGCTGAGGCCACTGAGCTTCGCCGGTCTCGGCATTAACAAGATAGTTGGTACCAGCGTTTTCCATAACAAACCCTTGAATAAGTAAGCATCTAGTGCCTCGGCGCATAGGAGCATCTATAGGGCTTCCGTACGGGAGAATACTCTCAGCGTCTGCATGAATCACAGGGCTGGTCGTTTCCACCTTATTGGCTCTTTTGTTAAATTTAGGGGAACCTGAGGCTTTCCATAGGTATTCCTGCAGTTTATACATAGGAGACTGATAACCACGCCCCCAAGACTGCTCCGCTATAACTTTCTCTTCGCCAGTTTCCTCATCTACAACTGTATTGATTGCTAAAATGGACATACGCTGTGAGCTATCCCCTAGCCCTATGTTTTGGTAGATGTACACCCAATCTAAAGCATAGTCGCCTAGTACGGGGAGCATACCTGTATTACGTGCCTTGTCATCTACGAACATACCATACGTAAGGGTGTTATCTGACGTAGGTATATAGGGGATTATGAATTTAGAAGGACCTTTGTTTCCTCCTAAGTACGCGAGGGCCGGAGCATCGGGACTTAAAATTTTATTAAATTTATATTCTGTTGTAGCATTATTCGCTTGATTAGCGATATCTAGTGCTGGGTTTTTAGACATGTTGTCGTAATTCCTGGGGGTTACTCTTTTATGTGTATTCCGTGTTGTTCTAATTCTTTCTCCGTTAAAGGGCTTCCCCATCGAAGAGAAATTTCTGGGTCAATCTGTAGGGTTAGGTCGTATCCGGGGATGGTACATCTATCGCACATACACACCTGTAATGCCTGTACGGTTTCCTGTACCTCCTCGATAGGACAAGTTGTTAAAATTTGGTCATGAACACTCATTAAAATTTTGTAGTTTAACGTAGGTTTATCTACGCGTCTATAGTCATATAGGTTAACTAGGGCTTTAGACATAAGATCGCCCACAGTACCTTGAATAGGCATGTTCATAGCTTGACGTTCTTGATGGGCTATAACCTCGTGGTCATTCGTCTTCTCGAAACGTCTCCTACGACCTAAAGCGTTGGTGACAAATCCTTGAGTTACTACTAATGCTTTCTGATCCCCTAACCATTGAGTTAGTTGAGGATACGTAGCTTTAAATTTCTGAATAGCTTCCTGGGATTCCTCTACCGTAATATTGACGCCCTGTCTGTAAACTTCTTCCTTAATAGCGGCTGCTCCTCGACCATACGCAATACCAAATGTAATAGTTTTGGCTATAGTCCTTTTAGGAGATTCGTCTAGGTGCTTAATCCATGCCTTAGTGCCTTCAGTCCAGTTGTTAGGCATAGGTTCGAGTTGGAACATATCTAAAGCAGTTTCTGAGTGGAAATCTACACCAGGGGCAGAAAGACGTTCTTGCATATTAGTGTCCCCGCTTAGCCAAGCCATAACATATAACTCAGCTCCTACCCAATCGGCATCTACAAAGCACCACCCCGGCTCAGGCACAAAACAAGAACGAATAGGCGGTACTTCTTCTTCAAATACATTAGATAGTACGGCCTCGGCGCTTTTAGGGATCTGGGCCATATTAGGATTAGAGTGGCCGTACCTGCCGGTCTCTACAGTCTGCCTAATACGACAGTGTACTCGTCCGTCTGGCCACACCTTGCTTAATATACCTTTAGTCATATCTACAGACTCCCCCTCATCTGCGTTAATATACTCTCCCGTAAATGTTTTCACAGCTTGACTGACTGCGCTGTAATACAAAACATTTTTAAGGAACGGGTCATCGGGATTTTCTATAAGCAGAGTCTGAATACTTGCTTTATCTGTAGAGGGCCTACTTTCGGCAAGCAGCCCTTTCGATAAAACATCTACCCATTTCTTGCCGTCCCCTGTTCGTTTAACAGGAGTGTAGACCTTTAGGCGGGCGTCGTCAGGACTTTTAATAGTCACTACCCCCTGAGCATTAGGCTTCCCTACACTAAACAAAGCCTCTACCTTTTGATCCGATGAGTCGGGATTGAATTCAGGCCAGTTAAGCTCGTCTCGTAACGCTTGCTTAAGCTTATTTTTACCTTCTGTATATAATTTGGCTAATACGATCATACGTTCGTGATCTACCCCTATCCCCTCTAACTCCATTTCTAGAATGGGAAGAGTTGCGGGCATGGATATATTCTCAAACAATGATAGCAGATCTTCATGACCCTCGCTGCGCATTTCTGCGTACTGTTGTACAAATATTCTGAAAGTTGTATCTGCGTCTGCTGCAGCATAGGGAAGCAGTATCTCGGAAGGTACGTGTTGGAATCCATTCTCCTCAACATCTGCCTTATTTTCCTTAATCCATTGTTTAACGTCCTTATCGTACCTTCCCAAAGAGGTGTACCTAAGGGTGTAGACTTCTAAAGCCTGCTTCCAGTTTTCGTTTAGTAGGTGTCCCGCTAAGCCGGTGTCCCAGCCTTTCGTAACATTTACGCCCAGCTCTACGCCGTACTTATATAACCACGGGAGGTCTGCTCGTATAAAATGTCCTATTAACCGAGCCCTTTCATGCTCAAACAGCTTCCGTAAAATTGTCCAAGCTCTTTCAAGGTTTTGCTGCAGCTCGGAAGCATTACCGTCCTCGTCGGTAAATATAGGCACAATAACCTTTCCGGGAGACCAGGCAATTTGAATGGTCCTTAAGCATCCATCTAAGATTGTTTGCCCTGCCCACTCGCAATCGACCGCCAACCACCCGTGGTACTCGTCAATAATGGTATTCACCCAGGACTGCAGTGATTTTAAGTCGAGTATATAGTGGTACTCTGGGGTAATGGTAGATGTTTTAAGGTCCGGTGTTTCCGCCTTGGCCATAGCTCGTTTAAGTGTACTCAGATCTAATCTTAATTGGTCCCTGTTTTCAGGCTTATGTATTAGGGAGCTCGGGTTTAGGCACGCTATGAATGTAATGCCTTCATATTCATCGCTGTCTACTGTAAAACTCATTCCTTGATAGTCCGAAAGCTTAGCCTTAACTCCGCATATTGCTTTAAGAGCTTTGGCCCCTAGAAGGACTACGATCTCAGGGTTTACTAAAGATATTTCGGTAGATATAAGTTCTTTAGACCAGTTTATCCAAGTTTTTGGGAGAGCGGCTTTTTTAATAAACATTCCGTGTTTAACCGCAGTGGTGTAATAAAAGTCTGTGCAATCTACCCCCTGATCTGAACAAGCTTCTGTGAACTCTTTAGTGTAATCTCCTAGCCAAAGTACCCCTAAGTCTTCTTCAATGGGGTTAACGCAATCTCCGATAACCATAACTTTATGAGGACGGAGGGGTCCTCCTTTCTTATTAGACATCTGTCGAATCTGGGTTGCATCAGTTCGTTCAACAAATTTCATGGTGCGTCCCGGCAATGTTTTAACAATGTGAGTAGATCCCCCTTCTTCTACTGTAACTACCGTAGGCTCACATAGGAGTTTAGCGGTAGCGTCAGCTGTATTAAGAGATTGTTGAACTTGTAGTCGGGATACCAGGTAATTATCGGTAAGCGGCTCTATAGTTGTCATATGGTTATTCCAAGGGTGTTTTCTATTAACTCTATGGTTTTACTGAAGCCTAAATCGGCTGCATCACTTTTTGGAGGAAGATCTACTATGTAGCATCCTCCTTTAACTAACTTATTTAATGTGTACTGTGTCTGTGTGGGATCATCCTCGCTCTCTCGGAGAAGTATAACCCTACCCTTACTAAAATGCTGAGCCAGTATGTCTATCTGAATGGGGCTTAATCGCATGCCGAAGGTGCACACACCGCAAGGCCCTGAGGCCATTGCAGACAAGGGACCTTCGTTAACAAAGCAAAGTTTACCGTCTGTTAAAGCAGAGGCTCTTCCTACATTAAACACCGTACTCTTAGCCATCATGCCTGGGGCCGTTAGGTATTTAGGTAGCAGTTCACATCCTTTAACAGAATCTTTAGGAACCTTATCCCATTTACTTATATCATCCGTATACCTAAAGCCCCCTATCCACCGGGCCTGCCAACCTTGCCAAGACCCGTCTTTACCTAAATTAGGTAATATCAACCTATCTTCAGGTGTAACGTACCACACCTGACCAGAAGAATCCTTAACTGCAGTTTTCCAGTTACTGTAAGTGCAATAACTTGCCCCATAAATCTTTGATATAAACTGGGGGTCAAGTCCCCTATAAGCGGTGTATAAAACAGCTGGGTGCTCTGGTTCCAATTCCGCTAAGTAACGTATGTGTTCAGGTTTGCCAGGCAGCTTCATGATTCTCGCAGGACGAGCCGCTGATTTATTTATATCAGACGGCTTAACCGGCTTTAAATCACCTAATAGTTTAGAGGCCTGTAAATGTTGATCTAAATCCTTCCAGTCGCAGTCTTCATTAAAACACTTTACAAGCTGCTTTAGTACTAAGCCCGGCGCTAATTCTACATTCCACATATGACTAATATGCATCCTAAACCGGGTGTCCCCACACTTAGGGCAGCATACTGTATAGGTTTCCCCCCAGTCTCCGTACACCACATCGTATGGGTTAGAGGCTATCTGGATACTGGCGGCTCCGTGAAATATATTCTTTCGTGCTCGGATCCCCGACGCTATAGACTGTTTGGATATCTGAACCTCGTTGAAAACCTGTATAAGTTGTGAGTATAAGGCTTCGTTTAAGGGTTCTGCCATAGTTAGTCCATATTCAATCGAGCGAACATATCAGAAAACTGAGATGTGTCTAAATCATTGCCTAAACCTGTTACGCCATCACAAGGCATCACTCCAGAACAATCATGGGTTAGCGCAAATCCGTCAGCCATAACAAACCGGGATTTAGGGCCTTCCATTTTAATAAGATGCTTTCCAGTGGGGTCCCCGTTTCTTAACTTAGGAACTCCGCATATAGCTACATTGTGCTCTTTTTCGCGATTACTGACGGTAATAACCGTATCCATGTAGTGGTGAAGGGATCGACACTCAAACGCATCTGTAGGTTCCGGAACTTTTAGGGACCTAGAGGTTACGGCTTGAGTCCCCAGCTGGTGATATAACCAAATGTTTACACCAAGCTCTCCCCCAACCTTACGTAAATCGTCAGATAGCTTAATCATAACTTGAGACTTATTGTTGTCTTTACTTCCTGAGGATGACATGTAATTATTTACCATGGGGCCAAACCAGTCTACACCTACGTAACGAGGATTTTTACCTTCTCGTCTAACATCCTCTACTATAGACGCTATATCGCCAGGCCCCCCTATCCCGCCGTGCTGCTCCGCGTAGTCTAGCATATCAATCACGTGTAGCTTTCCTTGTAGCTTCTCCCTAGCCTGTCTATACCTCTGTACAGTAGAGGAGCCCAGTTCATCTAAATTCTTACCCATAAATGTAGATATAGGTAAGCCGGTTGCAAAGGCGTAGATACGGTTATATACCGCTGGAAAAACATTTTGCTCATAAGATAGCATAATCGCATCTTCGCCATTCAGAGCGGCAGATGCAGCCATCTGAACATTAAGAAGTGTTTTACCCCCACCAGAGGGCGCTAATACTAAGGTTGTTTCGCCTGGTATGGATCCGCCTTGGGTAATCCTGTCTACAAAGTCCACACCCCAAGCTTGTCGTTTAGGACCCCCCACCAGAGGGTCTTCAGTTTCAAACGGGTCGTAGATTTTAACTTTGGAAACAGAGGCGCCTTTGTAGGCGGTTTTTATATCCGCTAATCCTACCGACAAATCCGAGGCTACGGATAAATTTTGTATAGCCGGTCTTATTCGACGTTCATACAGAAATTCTTCTAATATTTTTAGTATAGAGTGTGTTTCATCCTCTGAATCGGGATTCACGTTATCGCTATACCCAAACTTAGCTACATGCTGAATGGTTTCAAACTCTGCAGGTGTAACATACCCCTCATTTTTAAGCTCCAACAACTGGGTCTCGAAAAAGGGCTGCTTAATAGTGGTTCTATTTTGCTCATACCACTGGGTGGATATTAAAAGGATAATTTTTATATGATTTTCAGAAGGTAACAGTAGGTCATAAGATACCTTACCTATAGCCTGATTTAATACCCTAGGGTAGCGTAGTAGGCCTACTGTAAGCCAGAATAATTTTTCATTACTTATACCTGTCAATGTTAGTTTACCCAGTCTTTCAGTAGAGTTTGCATTTCGTGAAAATAATACGGCATTGTATCTGTAATCTTGGAAGCTAATTCTCGCCTATCCTCTGCCACAGGTACCTCTAATTTGTCAGCCATCTCTACCGCAAACACCGGATGAAACTCATAGCGAGGGTCAAACAGTACATCCTTTGGCAGCGCGGGAGTGATCCCGTCCGCGGGGTTGAGTAAGCTTTTAAACCTATTTAACATTAGCTTCACGTGAAGAGCTACATCTTTTCTGATAGTAACAGGGGACCCCATTTGTACAAATGTGGTTAAGCTGCTTAGTAGTGTGTTTAAAAAGGGAAGTCCTGGAATAGCCTCTTTAAAACACCAGTCAAGGTAGTCGTCGGCATTAATATTCTCTTCATTAATCTTACTCGACACAAGAAACCATACATCTCTACCTCTATTATCAGCAGGTCGAGCCTTCCTAGTTATCGCTAACGCTACATCATCCCCTCTAAAGTAGGCTACCCTGTCGCAGTATTTTTGTTTAAACTCTGCGCTTGTGACCATTACAAGATATTATCGTCATCTGATGTAAAGTCAAGATGTATCCTGAGTAAAGACGGATTTTCTAACAAACAATCCCTAGCTCCTTCTCCCGAACACTCAACTTCTGATACATCAACCTCAAAAGACGTCTGGCTCATACCAAGTGCAGTTAGTGCGTAATCCGCGGAGTACTCACCAAACACATCTTCAAGGAGGGAATTCTGGGCATCCCCACGCTTGGTTGGGTATAATTTAATTTCCTTATACGTAAATTTATCCGCACTATCGTGGGCAACCGTATCAAATAAGGGTTGTAATTGTTTATTTAAGTCATCGAAATTCGTGTTATAGTTCGACATGTTTTATAGTCCACCCCTTTGATTCATAGTTGCTAAGACGAGAACGAGCACGGCGAGCTGTCCACACATCAAATGTGTCAGTAAAATCCACTAACAATCCTCTGCTTTTACCTTCTGCCAATCTACACACACGGCCTGGCATTTGAACATCTTTAATAGTAGATGCACCTCCGTCAGCCCGTATAATCACAGCAAGCTCAGGAAAATCGACACCCGTACTCCATATACTGGTAGCTATAACTCGTTTAACCTTACCCGCAGAGAAGTCGGTCTGTAGGGTCTCCACCTCTTTTTTAGTAATAGGGTCACCGTGGAGTAGCCCGTCGTTATGAAACTTTATAGCAGAGTCTTTAGACATAGGTCCGTGAGCTACCTGAAAATCGGGTAATTTCTGAAGTAAGCTTAAAGCATGTTCAACCTTGTCCACTAAAATTAGCATCTGAGGATCCTTTTCCTCAAGCTGAGGAGGTAAGAACTCATAAACTGTTTTAGCTATTAAGGTGTTACGAGCATCATTCTTCCAGTATCCGTGACGCTGACGGCCTATATCGTACGACATGTTTTGAAAGTAAGAACCTGTTTCTACTCCCTCAGCCCCTATAGCAAATACTTCTATAGGAACAACCAGTCCTAGGTCCACGCCGTCCTGATAATCAACCTTAATTATCTTAGGGCCAAAAAACCCTTCTACAGCTAAGGCCGAATTATCTAATCTGTCGTCCGGGGTAGCTGAATAGGATATAAACTTACACCCCTTAAATTTTGGGTAAAACTGTAAAAATGAAGGTATTACTAGCTGGTGAACCTCGTCGAACTGGGCCACTTCTATTTTATCTAATTCAATATGCCCCATAGAACCTACGGTACATACTAAAGGATTGCCTTTTTTATGTATACCTGAGTTCCAGCATCCAGCGGAAGGGAATACGCTCGATAGGCGGTCGTAAAGCATGTTACACACACTTTTACTTTTCGTGAACACCCCATGTACCTGATTAGGGTACATCTTTACAACCTTCTCTACCATAACGCCCTTACCAAACCCGGTAAGGGCGTCTACCACCCCACAGCTACTAGAAGCCGTAGCCTCCAGTACCTTTAACTGCCCAGGGCGCAATTCCCCAAGATTCGACATGTCCGCCGGAGGAAGGGACATTTCAGCTACAATCTTTGTAGTGTGGGGTACCTTTAAATCATCTAAAATACCCTTCACTCTCTGCTCAAATCCTCGGGGAAATAGTAAATAGCCGGAGTCGTCTGTGTATAACTCTACCCGTTCCTGCTCGTATCGAACAGCCTTACCTGGTTCTCTTACCTGAACGGTTTTCATATAAACTAATTCATTTTTAACTTTATCGGAGTAAGTACCCGGCGACAGGCGAATATACCTATCTATTATCTCTATAGTTGCAATCACATATAACCCTTTAAGTTTATTTGAACCTCACCGTAAGACGCTAGGGTCTCACTGTGGGTAATTACAATGAACTGACGGTCAGTTCTTTTACTGATGGATACCAGTTTACTGAAAGTTTCAGCCACGTCTTTGGCGTTTTCTTCCTGCATAGATCCGGTAGGCTCATCTAAAGCCAACACACCTAGACTACTGGCGAATACATCGTTTACAGATAGTAAGTACGCTATGCTGACCTGCTGCTTCTGGCCACCAGACAACCTACTAGCTCTGTGCTCTAGCCCATCTGATTTCTTCACCATAAATTGTAGATCGCTATCAACCCAAGCGCTGAAACTGGCGTCCACCATGGTTAAGTACTCGTCTAACTTAGCGTTAATTTCATTTAAATACTGAGCGGAGACCAATTTAGGGAGATTATTTTTATGTAGAATCTCTATAGCCTTCTCTAGCAACGAACGATACTGCTTAATAGGTTCTGCGGACGCTGCTCTATCTTGTAATATATCTAGCTTTTCCTGTGCTCTATTTAACTCCTCGGTTTTAGCTGAAACGGCACCAAGTAGAGACGCGTGCTTTGTCTGTAAATCAACGATATGCGCTTGTTTGGACTCAAGCACCTTTAGTCGTGTGGCATCAGGCTCACCTGTTCCCCCCAATAGGTCAAGCGTACTGGTACCGTTAGTAATCCCAGAGTCGTAGGTTTGTAACCGGCTGTTAGCACTGCTTATGTTGCTCTCTAAGGTAGTCTTTGCCCTAACTAAGTCTTCGTGGCGGGTAATATCTTCATTGCACTTATCCGTCTCGTTCTGATCCACAGGACGGGCTTCTGCCAGCTGGGATACACGATCCTTGCATCTAGAGATATGTTCCTGTATTCGATTTACAGCTGAATTATGCCGTTCCTGCTCTAACTCGTAATCAGAAAACTCCTTTTGCTTTAAACTTACGGCGGTAAGAAGCTCTGTAATTTGGGTATAGACGAGGGTCAGTTCCGCCTCTTTCTCTTTAAGCTGAGGCAGGTCTACTTTATCAGTACGCTGACCGCACTCAGGACAGCAGCCTAGGTCGGCCAGCTTTATCTTCTTTTGAAGCTCTCTTAAAGACAGTTGAACATCCCCAGCTTTACCCCGCAATTCCTCTACCTGAGAGTCTGCGGGTTTGCTGCCCTCCGGAGCGACTGGCTCTATCAAGGAGCTTTTTCCTCGCTCATACTCCTCCAGTTCAGCCTTAGCTTCTGTTAGATCTTTCCAGGCCTGAATTCTATACTCAAGTGTCGCCAAAGACTCTTTTGCGGATGCGGCAGCTTGTTCGCTACTAGCCCATTTTGTTAAAATATCCTTTTCGTCCAGACGCATCTGCTCTAAACGAGCTTCCATAGTAACTTTCTGGTCCTTAAAAGACTCTATCTCTGCTGCGACTCGCTGGTACTTAACCAAATTAGCCTCAGCCTCTTTTAATATAGCCACTTCGTTGTTTAGTGCTGAAATATCCGTACTCTCTACCTCCGCTTGAATTGTTTCCGCCTCATTTTCGCAAGTAGATCGCTCACTAAGTATTAGGTCTAGGTCCTTTTGAAGCAAATCGACTTCAGTACCTACATCGGGGACGGTATAGCTGGATAAGCTCTCCCGTAGTTTAGATCGAGATATTTCCATCTCATTAACCCTAGTGAGTACGTGGATAGTTTCCTGGAACTTCGCAGGGGTGGCGCTAGCCGGGTAGGTAATTTGATCTTGATCTATAATAAGATGAGAATCAATTACCTTAGGCGATACAGGCAGCATCTTAAGCAAAAGCTCATTGGCCTCTCTGGCCGTATAGGCTTCTTCTATGATTTCACCTTCCTGAGTGGTAACCGCTATTCTAGGTATATCTAACTTCTTAAAGATTGCGTTATCCGCTAGGGGTTTGGTGATTTCTAGGATACGGCTGCCTAAGCTCCAACTAACGGTAAAGTAAGAGGGTTCTGCGCTGGGAGTACCCCAGGATACCCATGAGGAGCCGCTACCAGGAATATTGTTTGTTAAAGAAGACTTAATCATAGTGAGAAGTGTAGACTTCCCGCAGCCTATAGGCCCCGTAATTGTAGTTAATGTGTCTCCGAATAAAAACTCGAAGGAACCTTTCAATAGGCCTACGTTGGAGCCCTTAACTGATAATAGTTTCATGTACGTATATCCTAGCCCTTTTTCTGACGACCTCGACTGCGAATCTCTACCCCAGCTCGCCTCACAGTACTAGCCATACACGGTACGCTAACTCCGTATATTTCAGCCAAATCCTTCAGGGTTATCCCCTGGGAGTACTTCTCGGCAATCTCCTCCTCTAAACCGTACAGCTTAGGGGTGCGGCCTCTGATAGGCCGGGTGGTTTCCTTTACAGTAATTTTTTGAGTACTGGTATTACTATCATCCAGCTCAATCTCAATCTCAGTAACATGCCCTTGATTAGGCGTACCTTTCGGTTTGCCGTCAACTTCTTCTTTTGCCATATCGTTACTCTGCTGCACTGCGGTTTTCTGATCTATAGGTTCGACCGCCCGAGGTATACCGTTTATTAAGGGGTTAGGGTCGGTAGACTTCTGCTTACGTTTGTACGTAGGCAGGTCGTCGTCCTCATCCGAATCCTTATTAACTTGAAGATGTAGGGGTTTAACATATTCGAACTCACCAACTTCCATTATCCGACTCCTAGCTTTTTACGTAATTGTTCTGAGGCATGCTCTGCCCCAGACTCCAACACTTCGTTTAAAAAGGACCTTAAATCTTTATCCTCATCGCTAACAACATTTTTAACTATCTCTTTTGTGTCTACAATCCCTGACTCTAGAGATAACCTTTCCACTTCCATAACTGTTCGTGAAGGTTTTAGTCTAACAAAAAGATGGGCGTTTTGCTTAAGAATTTCCAGCTCTTTATCAAAATTATCCTCTGCGTATATATCTACATGTACTCGAGGCTTCTGTATGCCTGCGTACCCGGGGGTATCCGCTTTCAGCACCTCGGATAGCAGGGATGCCATATCCTTACCGTTATATATATTTGCCTTAAAAAAGGGCCTAGTCTGTAGAGGAACGTTGGTAACGGTTAAATCTGAGTCTATCCGAAAGAAGACTTTATCTGCGGGTTCATTAGACCTGTGCATCCACATAGATCCTGGGTAATGGAAGTGAGTGGAATGCTCGGCTCCTACGAAGTGCATAGTTTGGTGAATGTCTCCCATAAGGCACAACTTACACTTACCGTCGAACCAATTTAGGTCATAATCTCCTAAGTCTACCGCGGCCTCGGATAGGCCTAGTTCGGCCACAGCTTGGTCGGCGAATCCGTGAAGAATAAGTATATCTGAGTACCGCTCATTACCGTTCGTACTCATCCATTCTTCCCACTCCCTTCTCGGCCGCCAGTTGTACCCTGTGACATCGAAGTCACCGAATAGAAAGGATTCCCCTTCTAGGTTGGTGGCCACACCGGCTTCTCCTCCCTCTAGCTCTAATCTACGGAATCCTCGTTCGTGGTTTCCGTCTATGTAGTACACAGGCGCTTGACATTTTCTTAAAATTTGTCTTAATTTGATTACATGATCGTCTCCTATACGAGGGGAGTCCACTTGGTCTCCCCCTAGTATAAGAGCTTCACAAGGCACATCAGGAGAGTTACAGTAATCCACAACCTGCTCCAGGGCGACTAGATCGTCCCCCTTAAGCTCCTGGTTGTGTTTGTACACTGATTCTCTAGCCTGTAGGTCTGCGCAAAACACGAGACAGCTATTCGTCATTCAAACGGTCCTATGAATTTTCGGGAGTATAAAACGAGGCTTACACAACAAGATACACACCAAGTTATAAGCCATCGGTCAGGACCCCACACTAGAATAAGCGCAGGTACACTCACTGTAAGTAGTGATGTGTGGTAAGTTAAACAAATAGGGCAGGCAATGAGTCTTTTTATAAAGGTATCGCTCATCTCTGCCCATGCGATTAAGTTTTCAAAAATAGAGGTGTGGTGTATGGTCCACACCATAAAATACGAAACGAGCCCGTATAAAAGCCCGTTTAAAAATAAACTGATTATTTCCATGTTCACTCTTTATTACTGATTAGGATTGATTTAGTACCCTGCTGGCGGCGAACCCGCAAGCTAGGACACAAACTAAGCCTAACCAAAACGATATGTAAAATACAAATACGGTGGTCCCCACTAAAAAGGCTAAATCTGAAAATGTAGATTGATCGTCACTGATCACGGTTCTCCTCATCTCGAACATATACCCAACACGAATAACGGTAAATTTTATGTCTAGGGGAGTTTTATAGGGGTTCTACGGGAGTTTTATAATAGTGGTTTTTGTTTTTTAGGATGAGCTTGGTCTGAGTCGCTATGGGCGGGCTCTCTTGGGTCTATAGGATCCGGTGTAATGGTAGTGCTTTCTTTCGTTTGGTACAGGGTGTCTAGATCCCCAACGCTCTTAACAGGCATATTACCTGTGGGTTCTGTTGAGGCGTCCGCACCCATCATATTCCTGCGTCTGAGGAATGCGTCCGGGCTTGTTGATTTTACTGAGTCGGGGGTTGTCATTGTGAGGAGTCATCCGATTCTGCTATGGGAGCCGATGTCTCGAGCTCCCGGGTTATAGAGGCTATCGCTACCGTAAAGCAGTCTTTACAGCACCGCATAATAGCCTCCATTATAGCACAGAGGTGTTTCCCCACGTATAATATAACTACTATTAACTGTAAAAGTAGTCTATATAAAGTTGCTAAGTATTGAGTTTTGGTGGATAATTCTGTATCCATATAGGTTATAGTTCTCCTAGGTATTTATGGCAGATTCAAAAAAAGAAAAATTTAAAGAAGAAGGTAAGTCGGTTTCATCCTTTATCGATCAATTACCCGACTGGGCAAAAGATACGGTTCAGTCCTGTCAGCACTACAGAGACATAGATAAGATCGACGATAAAGTATTTTCCCTACCTACAGATCAGGTAAAGGCGCTAAACGATGCTATTCCGGAGGGTCTGTACGAATCTTTCGTTAAACAGATGGTGTCCCAGAAAAAGTGGGACGAGTCCCCTATAAAGTTAACGTCAATGTTGAGGCTAAACGGCAAGCCCTTCACGCTGTCTAAGCATAGGTTTTTTGAACCCATGTTTTACTCAGATCTACCCCCCAGGATGCTTTTGGTCTGCGCTCGGCAGGTGGGTAAGGCGCTGGCGTTAAGTACGCCTATCCCTACACCTACAGGTACTGCCTGTATAGAAAGCCTTCGAGTAGGGGACTTTGTACTAGGCCCGGATGGGGAGCCCACAGAAGTTATAGCGACATCCGATGTAATACCTGACGCAACAGCCTACAAAGTGTGTTTTAATGACGGTACTTCAGTATCCGCTTGCGAGGATCACCAATGGACCGTATATCAATCTGTTAAAAGGCGCGGAGGCAACGAGAAAGACTACCTAGAGTGGAGAGAGCAGACCTTAACTACCAAACAGTTATCTGATAGGGGTTTACGTAAACCCGGAGGTGAGTATAGATTTTCACTACCTCAAGTACACCCTGTTCAACTTCCCGAAGCGGACCTGCCCATAGAGCCTTACGCTTTTGGGGTTTGGTTGGGCGACGGTCACTCAGCAGGGGGAAGAGTATCCTCCAGTGTTGAAGACTCAGCTATATCTGACAGAATTAAAGAATCTTATAAGGTATCTGGCCCAAATTTGATACCCTCCTCCTCAAAAGCTACATGGTTCTCAATACACGGCATAAGAAAGCACTTGGTAGCTCTAAGTGTATTTAATAATAAACACATACCCCTCGCATACTTACGCTCCAGCCTTATCCAGAGGCAGGCGCTTCTACAAGGAATTATGGATACCGATGGAACTGTTTCTAAAAAGGGGCTGTGTAGTGTGGGCTTCTCCAATAAACGTCTCGCAGATGATACGGCCCAATTACTAAACAGTTTGGGCTTTATTGTAAAGAGGCGGACTAAGCAACCTAACTACCCTGGATCCAAACTTCACTACCTGATGAGCTTTACAGCTAGAGCAGACTTCCCTGTATTTCATCTACCTCGAAAATTTGCTAGACAGAAAACAAAAGAAGAGGCTAGAGGTAAACCTCGCCAAACCCTACATAAGAAAATTACATCCATCGAGCCTGTAGATTCGCAGCCTATGTGCTGTATAGAGGTATCTAATGAAGATAACCTATATCTGTGTGGAGAAGGGTGGATTCCTACGCATAACAGCACCCACATGGCAGCACAGGGTGTACTACAGGCAGCTGCACTAGATCGATTTAAGGTTCTGTTCTTGGCTCCGCAGTTCGAGCAAATTAGAAGGTTTTCTCATCAATATATAAAGCAGTTTGTTCAAGAATCGTTTTTAAAGGACATGATCACAGACCGAACCACTATGGATTCTGTGCTTCAAAAGACTTTTAAAAACAAGTCAGAGCTATTCTTTTCCTTTGCTTTACTTAGCGTAGAGAGGGTTAGGGGTTTGGCAGTAGACGCTATACGGCTGGATGAGATTCAGGACCTTCAACCAGACTTTCTCGATATTATTCGTGAATGTATGTCAGCTTCGTCTAGGCGGTCTGAGATGTACACAGGTACTAGTAAAACTGTAGATAACCTAATAGAGCAACTAAGGCTCCAGTCTTCTCAAGCAGAATGGTTTATGAAGTGCGAGGCCTGCAATCACTGGAACATCCCTACCGTAGAGGGCTCAGGCCCAGGCTTAGGAGTAGGGGCCATGTTAGGACCAGAAGGTCTTTGCTGTGCCAAATGTAAACGATTAATTAACCCTGAAAAGGGAGTGTGGATACACAAGTTCCCGGAGCGTGTGGGTTTCTTCCCCAGTTACCATATTCCTCAAGTTGTAGCCCCTATACATTACGCCAATCAGAAAAACTGGAAATCTCTACTCTATAAAAAGGAAGAGATGGCTCCCGCCAGATTTATTAATGAAATTTTAGGGGAAGCGTGTGACGAGGGGCAGCGCTTAGTTAGTAAAACGGAACTAGAAACGGCGTCCTGCCTTAACGTAAACACCTTGGAAGAGGCTTTGAAGGTCAGGGGCAGATATACCGACGTCATACTGGGGGTAGACTGGGGCGGTAAGGGAGAACGTATGCAATCCTTTACAGCAGTGGCTGCCATGGGTCTGAGACCCGACAGTAATCGACTCGAGGTATTCTTTGCAAAGGTATACCCTGCACTTATGGATCCCGTAGAAGAGACTAAAAGTGTGGTGGGTTTATTCTCTGCCTTAAAGGGTAGTGGTATCGCACACGATGTGGCCGTAGCGGGCGAGATTCGCCGTAGTCTTATGCGTGAAATAGGCCTTAATGAGCAGAACCTATTTAACTGTAGGTACTCGCCGGGAATGATTTCAAAGCACTTTATAGAATTTAAACCCGCTAGCGACGTTAATCCCGTTAGTTACTACAATATCGATAGAAATAGGTTACTAGCTGCCGTGTGTCTATCTATAAAAGGCAAACAATTGCTTTTTCCCGACTATGAATCCATGGGTAATGAAGCGGGTAAGAACATCATGGACCATTTTTTAGCCATCTACGAAGAGACAACCGAAACTGCTCACGGCAGGGAGCAGAAATTCATTAAACGTAACCCCGGTATGCCTGACGACTTCTTACATGCCTGCGGTTTCGCATGCGCTACTATGTGGTCTCGTTACGAGCATACCATGCCTCGTCTAGATGAGGTGTTTATGGACCCTATGACGTCAGAGGAGATCGATTTAATAGAGCCTCCGCGTTTTGATAGCAATGATTTTTGGGCGGATTAGATCCTAAATAGCTAAACTTTTAGGGGGGCGGCACCTACTAACTTAACTTATGGTCAGGAAGGGCCGAGCCTGACCATAAGAGGGGGGTGTTAAGATAAATATAGAGAAAAATAGGTATAAAAAGACGGCCTGCAGTACTAAAGCTTACCATCATTTAATTATAACACACCAGAAACCCTATTTTAACGACTCTTTTGCGTAAGTTTGATTCCGAATACCCTGAGTGTGCCTGAGGCGTCTAACGGCGTGTACTAGCCTCTGCCATACCTTAAAAGACCCCTTATATTTCACCTCTGCAGAGTCTTCTACTGCCTCAAACCCAAAGGTTTTAAGCTGATTTCGAATGTCCCACCTCCTAGCGTACAGGCGTGCTCTACGAGCAGTTTTATGTATTAGGTTTATGTTAATAATCACCTCATCTCGGTCTTCACAAACCTTAACTTCTGCTCTTGTACCCAAAATACCCTGCTCAGACATCTCATCTAACATATTTATAAAGCAGGCTAACTCGGATCGAGAGTTAATATAGCCTCTATGGGAAGTTATCCTCCTAGCTCTCTCTATAGTCTGGTCCCCTACCTCTACATTACGGGCAATTTCCGCACACCCTTCAAAAGAATCCTCTAAGCTCTGTGGTTGAGTGATTAACATATACTGTAATATCGAGGGGATAGCGACCTCGGTTCCCGCCAGTATAGTGTCGCCCCCTAAAGGCTTCTCTTCGGCACGAATAAATACCCAATCGGGATCTGGCCCCATAGAACCGGCGTACAGCGGATCTGCCAGTAAAAGCGTGTTAGGGCTTTCTGTTTTATCAATCCAGTTTCTTAGGCCTGTCTTCTGGCACCTTAAACCATCTACCGCTAAAGGTAGATCGTGCTCCCCAGACTCAAAAGCCCTTTTATTGGCTGTAAATGTATTTAGGTTGCTTTTTAGCAAATCCATATCGTACCTGAATATATTGAACAGGTGTTCGGCTAGTGAGCCTTTATCCCCTACTAAAACTACTCCGGTAGACGGCTTGCCTTGTACCTTAGAAAAGATGGCATACATCAGAGATGCTACGGCAGCCCAATAACCTACGCATTCATAGTGAGGGGTTAGCCAACTCTTTAACATAGAGGGGTTAAACTCTAACTCACTTCTAGGCCCTTTCTCTAACTGGCAGCCTACTTTGTTTCCTGGTAGATCAGGTGCAGGGTATACGTACTGACCCCCTGCCTCTATACTGGATGAGCTAATTAGAGTTTGAGGTAGGTAGAACTTACCTGTAAGGCTATCAAACCCTACAGTGTCTCTCACTTTTACCACCTCTGGAGGCCTAAATAACTCAGCCGCTTTAATTAGGTTTTGCCTTCCCCAGTCTGATATGTAGGGTAGTACCTCTACTCCAGCATGGGCGCATATTAACTCCACGTAATCTCTCGGATTCTTTTGCAGCTCCCTGGCACTTACTACGAACTGAATCTTAAGGTTTTTGTACAAAATATGCCCCGCGTAGCTACTGGCGCTTAAGTCGTAGTTTCTGTACACGGTCTCTATTACGAGGATTACTTCCGATACCACTTCATCCATATCCTCCCGTCGATGCCTTCGGTTTCGAGCCCACCACTTCCCTTGCTTTTCGTATATTAAGTTTCCCTTAATCTGTATGGTTTCCTGGAAATCTATATCCTCAAACAGATTAGTTAAACGCCTTTTTTGGTAACTTAAGCACTTAGACAGCAACAGATACTTTGTCTGTACAGTAGGGCTTAGCCTCTCTAAATACTCGGGGGCCTTTGTTTTTTTACTGAAAATAGTATCGATACAGTATTTTAAGGTAGACCTTCTTCCTCGGGTGGACTCTAGGGACCTAACTACCTTAGGGCCTATGGTGTCCTCCCACGCAGCCATCCGTTTTTTATCAGTAACCCATATAGGCGGACAATCTATTGGAATTATTTGACTGTTTCCTGCCACCAGATACCTACGCAACTCTTCTGGTGGGGGATCGTCGTGCCAATATACTAGTGTTCCGTATAGAGAGCCCCAGTCCACAATTTGGCTAGAGTGAGGGGATACTATGGTAGGAAACTTTACCCCCTCTATGCCACCCTTCAGCATAGTTCGTAGGATTTGAATAGGGCTGTCGACTGCAAAAGTCGCCTTAGCCTTAACAAAACTATTTGTTAAGTTAAAGAATCCTCCAAAATAGTCCGGCAGGGTTGAGATGTAGTGAATATGATCGTTACTCCCCAACAGGGCGAAGCCGGTTATAAACCCCGGCACCCAGTAATAAGGCATAACAAGCATTCTGATAAAGGGCTGCCTTCGTATCCCTAAGGGCTCCTCCCCTAGTATTTCGGTTAATTGACCCCTATGGACCATTCCAACAGAATTAGCCATGTGCTTATTAAACGTATTTTGGTCTCTCCACAGGCCTAGGTCATATAGGCGGCGGGCGTGATAATTCTGCCCGTAGTTAGAGGCGTTACGTTTGGCGGCCTTCCATAACTTTTCCACCCCTTGATAATACCCCCTATAAAAATCGTAGTATAGCTCCCAATCCTCATCAAACGACCCCCCGCTCCTAAACTCCTCCTCTAAGGCATCCCTCAGCTTAGCAAACGACTTGATTCTGTATACCTGCTCGTATACTCGTATAGGATCTCCCGTAAGGCCGCAGCTTTCGCAGTTTAACCATCCGCCAAACGGCATAATTCCATGAATCCAGCAAGTTTCCCTACACTTAGGGCACGCCACCGCTGTAGGCGGGTTCTTCTTGTTGCAGGTTATCCCTAATACGTTTAAAATATGTATGTAACTATACTTCTGAAAAAATTTCTGAGAAGGAATTCCACTTATGGTGCTTACTACGGACATTACTGATGACATTTCCAAAACTATGTACGCCAATCTTATCGATAAGGTTGACGTACCAGACTACGTAAAATCAGCTGAAGTTGAGACGGAAAAGAGTGTTAAGCACTTAGATCCCAGGGCTTTCGCCGATACTATCCAATGTAAGCTACCCCTTAATACTAAGGCGAGCTGTTGGACTTCTGCTTTATATTTGTACGGCCATCCGGACAATAATGCAAGTTCTAGGCCCAGTCGAATTGAAACAAATCTGTTTAAGCATGCAGAAATATGGGGGATAGAAGAAGATATTAACCTTATTAAGCAAGCATTTGCTCCTGTAGATACCCCTGTCGAGTATGCCCTATCTTTCGACCATAGAGGTACTCGGATAGATAGATGCCCTTGCCATACCCCTGAATTAGCCAAAAAATCATGTGACTGGTTACAAGACCACCGAAACCATTTTCCAATTAATGCACAGATTAAAGCTGCGCATATTTTAATAAATAAAGCGGGTGGTTATGATTCAGTCCCTGATGCTAGCCGTGATTATTTAGGCGCTCTTTCCGAAGCGGATACATTCGCTACAGCGCCTAATATAACCATAGCTGGAGCTATAAAAGAGAGGCTGGTTTCCGTTAAAAAATCTCAGTGGGGGGACCTAGGCAACGAGTTACTAAAAGTAGCTAACGATCTTACTGAAAACCCTTATAGCCTGGTTAAGGGCGCTAAAACTATACAAGACGCCTTAGAGGCTTTTGATGTTCAGTTTAATTTGCAGCAGAAATGGGGAGAATCTTTAACTCACCCTGTCGATGCGTGTTTTACCGTTACTAGACAAAAAGCAGCGAAAGCTACAGCAGGGCTTGTTAAGCTTATGAACGGTAACTACTTTGATCTAAATAAGGCTGCCTTATCAGACCTTGAAACAGGTTTAAAGCAAGCTGGTGATGATTTCTTAGCTTACGCCAAGCCTGATGGTCTAAATTTAGATATAGATAAAGTTAAAGAAATACTACCTACTATTCCCGCCCCTGATGCAAATCGGTTTCAAAGGGCATTTCCTACAACTACCTTTAATGAGGACATACTGTGAAAGACAACCTAAAAACATTTTATGCTGTGAAAACAGCTACCATCAATGAATTACTCTATTCAAATACCAAAGAAGCTGCTATTAAACGAGCTACGCTTAGCGAAGAGGAGTTAGCGGCTCTAGTCCTTCTTGCTAAACAGCAAGAAGAGGCTGGCAAAAAGAAGAAAGGCCCTGGTTACGGAAAACGCTTCCGCAGAGGCGCCTTAGCGGGCGGTCTATACGGCGGTTTGCTGGGAGCACCCTATGGCGGCCTAGTAGGAGGTGTACTAGGGCATGACATGCCCGGGGGCCTTAATGCCACAGGCGGAGCACTTTTAGGCGCAGGTATTGGTGGCTTAGGCGGCGCAGGTCTTGGCGCACTGGGCGGAGGCCTCGGCAATATGCTTAAAGCTTACCTACAGGGTGACTTATACGACGCTATTTACGACTCAAAGTAATCTATGCCCGTAAAAACCTTAGCAGCCTCCCAGGTTTATAAATCACTTATCGCTAGCCCTGACACCAGCGGCACGGCTTTACTTGCTCTATGCCTAGACGAGTTTGGCCAAGAGGGCCTCAATGGGGACCCTCTTGGCTTAGCTGAGGATATTAAAAGTGCTTTTGGGGTATCAGATATCCCCCAGGTTAACTTTGATAAGATTCAGTCCTTATGGACATCCCTTACTACCGATTTAGTACATACAGACCCCAGCACCTTCATACAGGCCTGTAACGCCCTGAATGGCTCTCCTATCAGTTTCGACATCTTTGACCCCGCAGACCCCTACGAGTGCGCCTGGGCCATTACAGAGCTCTCATTGCTTGATTCAGAGACTCCGGACAGGTTGAGTCCAAATGTAAAGCGTTATATAGGAGAGGCCTGTAAGGAATTTGGCCTTGTTAAAGTACCTTCTGTACTCAGCGACGTGGCTGATTTCGGGGAAGATGACTACTTTGAGTTAGCCGCTATTCAAACCGAAAACCTCGATGACTCTCAGGTGTTCCTGGCTAACCAGGCTGCCTTTAAAGAAGAAATTGAGAATTACGTGGAGGATAGTATGAGGTCCCTTATCCACGAGTTAAATATCCTGCCCCTTCAGAACAGAGAGGCAGGATGGGCAGATTTCTATAAGGTTATGGAAAAGAAACTTCCCTCACTCCAGATGTATTCTGGCTCCTAACCTATACAGTATTTTAGCTAGATCTTGCGCAGATTCGCTAACTGACTCTTCGCTCAAATCCCATACTAAACCGTGAAGACACTCGTGAATAACAACTTCGAGCAGCTCTTCGGTTTCATCCTCTACCTTATTACTTATTCTAATCTTTTTAGCTTTTGTACTCGGATTATCTATATCGCCCCTGGCGCTCATATTAATAGATCTTACCAGTTCCCAATATTTTCCCCTTAGGCGAATATTCATACTCTATATCCAAAATGTTAGGGCCATCAGCTTACGTATTCCAGCGCCTTCATCGGACCCTAAATACGCGCCTTGCGATAAGTCGTACACCCTAACGGCAGGTATAACAATAAATCTATTATTAACAATAGAAAAGTGGGAGGGTAGACCGTCCTCGCCCTGAATCAGCTTAATAATTATAAGTATGGTGGCGAAATCATACCCAGAAGCCTTTAAGGCCTCTGCGATAGACATAATCGCCTCAGCCTTTTTGTGATCTGGGCCAACAAAGCCCTGGTCCCACAACAGGGACTGTTCAGCAGGGCTTAAACCCTGAAGGGCGGTCATTTTATAGACCTGCCCTTAAGTACCAGTATCCGGTACTTACAGAAGAGTCGTTACCTACGGGAGGGGTGTAAGCAGGCTCAAACTTATTTAAACCCATGTGAGATGCCCCTATAGTGTGACGGTATTCGTATACGGCTCTTTTAGTGGCAGGATCTGTTAGCTGGGCCTGTGTATGTGCCTGAACCTCAATCTTACATACGTCTCCTGAGAATTCATATCCAATAATTTTAGCTTTAGGGGCGCTTAGAGGTGTGGGGGTGTCTTCCATCATGATTAGTTACCTTATTTTTGTATGGCTATACCTGATAGCCTTGACCGAAGTTTAGGATTGTTGCGTTGACGTAATTCTTTAAAATTGTTAATTTGTCTACATCTAAAGCTTTGAGCTGAGACAGAACATCCGTGTATATAACTTGACGTTTAGGTCCTTTTTTACAGCTACAGCCTCTCGCGTCATTTACTGCTTGCAATCTGCTGCGAGCTCCATTTAAAATAACACCTACCGGATGATTTAGGTTGTCTGCCAGAGGCGACGTAATTAGTTCTCGTACCTTTGGCTTATTCATAAGTACGGTTTTACCGGACATGTACTCGGCCGTTTCGAATACCGACCTGTAATGTTGTGGTACGAAGAGCTTCTTTAATGGTCTGGATTTCCGTATCCAATACTACAGTATCATCTCCAAAATCTTCAATAAGCTGCTTAGCAAACCGAGCTCTATACGGATTTAGGGCACATCCCGTACATTTTTTACCTTCCGCCCCCAACTGTTTAGATATTTCAGCTAACTCATCTTGATAGCCTTTAATAGCGCCGCACATACCTCCCCACTTCTCCTCTACCAAAAACTTACGTACCATAGCTGTGCTCAGTACCTTTAGATCTTTAACGGACGTATTGCCCTCTTCTGCATCGATAATAGCAGCTCTGGCAGTTCGTGCGTGGGTTCTGTCTTGTTTCCACTCCTTTAACCTAGTTGCCCGCTCTTCTGCGGTCAAGCCCGCTAGTTTATTTAAAAAACGCGCTCCTCTGCGGGTATAGGTTGTCTGATCTGCTTGCTCATTTTGCTCATTATTTGTATCGGATTTAGAGGGGTTATCGCTCATATAGGCTCTCCTTTAGCTTAGTAGTCTTGCTCAAATACAACAGTAGATGAGTTATCGGGGTTTTGGAAGCTTCCCACTTCTTTAGCTAACTTTGTTGTGTCTAGTTTTAGCATAGTTATAGCTTCTTCGCGTGTAAGTGAGCTGCCAAACACCAGCGTCCACTCATCTGTAAGGTAAAAATGTTCTTTAGAATTTGGTTCCCCTACCCCTAACGTAGATATATCCACATACCTACATATACCCCAAAACTCATCTCGACTAGCTCCACCTGGGGTAGTAGCCTCGACAGGAGAGCTGCGCCTTATTACCAGCAGCTCATTTTGAATAAGGGGGTCTGTGGCAAGAATACTAATGTTAAGTCTATACTGGGTATTGTTACTTACCTGAGAATCAGATTTTGTTAATGTTAGCTGTATTTTCTCGTTAGAGGACATATTTTTGTTCCGTCCCTTTATCGGGTTAAAACGGTGTCAAGCACAAACCTTGGGCTTAGCATCACTAGTCTTTTACAACATCGTTTGGATTACTTACGGCTTCATGTTACCGACAGTTTTGTTATCGCAAACTTCTTTAAAGCTTGCATCTACACGTCTCCGTATAGCTCGGACTATATCATCGCCTTGCGGCGCTGGGCGCTCATGGATCAAATTATTGTTGGGACTCATCGATCTAGTCTCTGCACCTTCTGTAAAACCTTTGCCCTTTACAGCTTGGCTCAGGATTGTCCTCGGCTACGCCCGTTAGGAGTTTCCCTGAATTCACCCAGTTTATACCGTTCTACTACAATTATAGGGTAGGGGGGTCTGAGGGGCAAGTAGGTATATTTAAAATATGGAGATACTTTCTCCACCTTCTGCTCTCCACTTATTCAACCCAATATCATCAGCAGTTGAACCGAACCACTGATATTGTGTCGGTATCCCTGCACCTATGATTGTGGATGTTCCGTCTGGTGTGAAATCGAAATTAGCGGCATCTGTGTAACTTGGGTCTGTTGCAGAGATGTAGTCGTACATCGAAAGGTGGTCTGTACCAGCCATTGGTACATATATCTCTCCACCGTTTCCATAGAATGCATTATTATAGTGTCGTGTTTCGCAACTGCTCCCGACTCTTAATCCTTTGTTTGTATTGTTTGTGTGTAAATTGTTGACCCATACACTCTGACCAGAACCTGAAATATATACACCATCATCATTTGAGTCAAATACACAGTTACAAACAACCGCACCATTATTGCCCACATATAAACCATCGTCACCATTGTTGTAAAACGCACACTCTGCAATTCTTGCGGCTGTACCACATCGCAATCCGTCCCCTGTGTTATTATCAAACAAACATTTGTAATACATCGCAAATTGTGTGGATTGGGTTTCACAACCAGAGTCACCATTATTGTCAAAACGACAATTTACAAAGTTCCAATAGTTTGCTGTGTTATTTGTATACACTCCGTGGGATGTTGCTTGTGTAAATTGGCAATTCATCCAATGAATATTGTTACTACTTGCAACAGTTGCCTCTAAACAATGCTGTGCTGTATCATTTGCATCAAATTTAAGGTGGGAAAATGCACTACCATCGGCAGTTGCTACTGATATTTCTACCATTGGTGTTGTACCATTTAGTCCTGTACCTAAAATATTGACAATAGTTCCATCCACAACACCAGAATCATTCGCACCGTTGATTACAACTTCTCTGCTATTCCAAGTAATTGTGAGTTTTGCTGTGAGATTGTAGTATGTCGCATCATCAGATGTTTTCATAATGCGGAGTTCGTCACCATCATTTAATATACTTGCACCCGCAATTTCATCAAATCCTTTTTGGATTGTTTGCCACGCCGCACCAGTGGATGTCCCGGCATTTGCATCGTCCCCGTTTTCGCCGTCCACATAGTAGATATTTACACTTGCACCATCGTATGAGGCCATTAGACTGTCCTCCTAATTCTAACCGAAAGAGTAGCATTAGTTACCGTAGGAGTAGATCCAGTTTGTACTCGAAACTCCAATATATCTCCTGCGCTAAATTGGTACGTATTCCACTCACTGGGCGTAATTGTTCCGCTAGTTGCTTTATTTGCTGAAGATAAGGCAGGGGAGTAAGTATGGTGATAGTGGGCAGATGCTGTTGTAGGAAAGTTGGCATAGGTACACCAAAATATCTCAAAGTCAACATTGCCTGTATCTGTTGAAGTTAATGTCCACTCCACTATTTCGCAATCGTAAGGTAAAACTCTGTGCCCTTTGATACCTGTAGTTAGATTTGATGTTCCATTATCAATTCTAATACCTATAACCTCTGTTGAGGTGCTGTCTAGCTGTGTGCCGTCTGGAAACTGTAAATAATTACCTGTGCCAGATATTTCAGCCACACCGGCTACCTCTAGGTCCGAGTCAGGGGTCTCAGTCCTAATTCCTAGTCGCTCATTTATATGATCGAAACACACATATGGAGAGGAAGACGGGGAGTCGCCTTCTGTGAAATCAGCGACTTCTATAAGAGCCCCGCTTTCTGCCGTTCCCGTAATCTTATCTCCATTACCGGAAGTTCCGGCATCGTCCATTACAAGTAGTAGGGATCCGTCTAAGTAATCTTCCGAGCTCATATCTATGTCTCCATTAGCCTGGGCTAAATTGATAGATACACCCACCTGTTTAGCTATATCCACAGCTGTCTCGAGCCCCTGCACCCCTATAGTAGTGTTTGTACTGGTACTCGTACTGTCACTGTACGTTAAAGTATGGGTATTAGAAGACGCATCCTCCAATATGATAGTAGTTCCGTCCAAAGCCGTTCCTACATCATACCCTCCCGTGAAAGCAGAAGGCATTCCAGGGGAGCTCTCTACGTTACTAGCATCGTCAAAATCGGGAGAGCTGCTGATGGTAATAGATGTATTACCAGAGGTTCCCGTTGTCGCCTGCTCTAACTCAACTAATCCCGGGGTGCTATTCACGCTAATATCTAAACGCTTTGTAGCTGAAGAGCCTCCACTAAAGTCACTAACATTTGTTGACGTGAGAGAATCGAAGGTATTAAAGGTAAAGTTAGAATCCATAGGACTATCTAGAAGAGCATCCCAGTTAACGCTCTTCAGTATAGACGTACCACCTCCTGCACCTTCCCCTGTATGGGTTATGATTACCTTAGCTCCTAGGGCTACAGCCAGCAACGTTCCGTTGTGCCCATCTGAAGAGTTAATAATAGCGGCGAGGTTAGTTGCAGCATCCGAAGCCGATGAGCCTCTATTAAATTCCTGACTGGCGGCCACAGCTCCAGAAGCTTTAATGGTATAGGTTTTCGAAGTGCCTGTAAAATCCATCAGTGTTAGAGTCTCGTCGGCGTAGTCGTCGTATTCCGCTGTACCAAACTGCAACCCTGTGGACGCCTCCCCTTCCCCGCCTGTTAGCGCTGTAAGGGCTGAGCCTCCTTCAACAACATTGTCCCATTGTAGATTACCTATGGTCGTATTTCCTTTAACACCCCCTACAGACTGCTGTATGTGTACACTTCCTGCAGTAGTATTTGTTGTAATTTCAAGTTTTCTCTCCCCTCCTGTAAACGAGGCGGGAGGATTAACAGAACAAAGTGTATTCCAGTCCCAGCTACCAGCAGATACCTTTATATCAGTGTTGCCCCCTGTACCTGTATCTCCTTGCGTCATAGTAGCTTGAGCGGAAGACACTGACACATCTATAGTTGTAGGCGCGCCTCCGCTAAAGGCGGATGGAGGAGCCTCTAAACACAGTGCATCCCAATTAGAGGAGTGGTTTATGGTAGTATTACCAGGGGTTCCTACAGCGTCCGCAACTAAAAGCACCTCTTGGCCGCTATAGCTTGCGGTAATTCCTCCGGCATTATCGTTAACTAGCTCTGCGAAATTTCTAGCGGTAGCTGACGCGGTTGTGCCTGCGTTAAACTCTTTATTGTTTGCATCTGCCGTACCGTCGTTCTTGATTTTATATGTTACGCTACTTGAACCTAGTAGTGTAATGGTCTCGTCCGGGTATTGTTTATGGGTACTACCATTAAAGGTAAATTCGGCTCTTGCCGATGTACCAAAACCTGCGTCACTCTCTACTATAGTTTTAAAATTAGTTGCTGTGTCGTCCGCAGTTGCTCCGGTGTTAAACTCCCTGTAGGATGCGTTAGCGCTACCGTCGTTTTTTATTGTAAATACTTTCGATAACCCGTATGCATCTATTATCTCAATATTAGCGCTATTAACATCCGCAAAAGTAGATCCAAAGGTAAAGGTGGCTGTAGCTTTTACCCCATGTCCATTATCCCCCTCAACTATTTCTTTAAACTGATCTGCTGTGGAAGACGCGTCATTCTCAGCATTAAACTCTCTATTGTTTGCATTTGCTGTACTGTCGTTTTTAATCTTATACGTGTAGCTGGTCCCATCATGACTCTCCAGAGTTATGGTAGCGTTATTCTGGCTATTGTATTCAGTATCCCCAAATATAAATGAGCCTGTGGCCGGAGTCAGGGTATATGAGTTTTCTGTACTTACCGAGGTGTTGCCCTCGGTTCCAGGGGTTGCCTGGGTTAGGGTTACCTGTCCGTCTGTGCCACTAGAAGTAGCTGTAAGTAAATTTCCGTGCCCTCTTTGCACAGCCGCTATAAAATTTGAGGCCGCCTCTATATCAGAATCCCCTAAATTAAATTCGTAAACACCTCCACCCGTATAGGTAGTGAGAGGATCGGGGTGGGTACTATCTGTAAAATCATATCCTGTAGTTATATCTGAGTTACCGGACTCCCCTCCGCCGGGCTGGGTTATTGTAACTTTGCCTGCAGCAACCTCAACGTTTAAGAATCCGTCGTGCCCGTTACTGTGATCTAGGGCTTCTTTAAGGTTACTGGCAGAATTGGAGGCCCCGGATCCTGAAAGGAAAATAGTATGCCCCCCGTGTATAAAGGAAGTTGGCATGGTTCCAGATACACTACTTGTGAAGTTGGAACCCGTGGTTATAGCGGTATTTCCTGAAACCCCAGATCCTTTCTGAGCTAGGGTTAATTCATTCGTGGATACAGATACCTCAATCTCGCCATCGTGTCCATTAACGTGCTCTACAGCAGTTTCAATATTGCTTGCAAATTGAGACGCAGAAAGTCCTGTGTTTATAGCAGTAGCGCCCCCTGTGAATGCCGAGGGAGGTGCGGTAGAGGTAGAGGTATTAAATAATTCTCCTATCTTTATATACGTATTACCCGCTGTGCCTCCTGAGGCTTGAGTAAGTGTAATTTGAGCTCCGGTCCGCGCGACAGATATACGACCGTTATGGCCGTTAGCGGATTCTATAGCTGTTTCTAGATTAGTAGCTGAGTCTGTTGCGTTACTGCCCGCTAAGAATATTATATGCTCTGGATTACTGCTCGCAATACTTCCTGTAGTGCCTGCGGCTCTGGCTACATATGTACGAACTACTCCGTCAGTACTCTGTAAAAGTATAGTGCTATCGAGCTTTGCAGCTGCGTCAAAGGTAAAGGCATCGGCTGTAGCCGCGATAAGGGCCCCGCTCGATAGAAATGCATCAACAATATAGTCCACCGATGTTCCATCGTCACTAATTAAATTCAGTGTACCTCCATCTGTACCCGTGCCACTTAGTGTAATTGTAGGAGAAGCTGCAGTAGATATATCTCCGTTACTGCCTGATGATTTAGCTATGTAGGTAATAGCTCCCAGCTGTAAAGTACTATTAGACTTAGCCGAGGTTGTAAATGTAAAAGTTGTTGAGGCACTGTGGTTCCGAGGGTCTATATCCGCTGTTCCGTCGTTTTTTGCTCTATATACCTTAGTTATCTGATTGGTACCATCATGAGATGTAAGGGTAAGTGACGTATCGTTTTTACTATTATAATTAATGCTGTGAAACGTGAATGTGGTGGAGGCGGCTTCGGCTGAAGTGTTGTGCCCATTATTAGAGTCTATGGCTTGTTTTAGATTATTAGCCGCCCATATAGCTTTTTCGTCTGCCGTACTTCCCGACCCAATATTAAACTGAACGTTGTTACTCCCGTCTAGATCTCCGTTAGTAACGGTACCATCTGTCTTCCCTATGTAGGTTTTAGATGTGGTATCAGAGGATACTAACGTGATGGTAGCGTCTGCCACCGCTGTGTTTATAAACTGGAATGTAGCTGTACCAGGTACGGATTCGGCACGTTGAAACAACGTGGTAGCCGCCGCTGTATTAGATCCTTTGATCATCTGTACGTATCCGGAGAACTTTTTACCGACCGGTATAGTAGAACTCACCGTTGAGGAAACGTAACTACGAGAGTCTCCCAACTCCCTCCACGTGGTATACTCGACGGCATTATAGTACTTTAAAACATGGTCAGTTTCGTCGTACCAAAGATCTCCAACCTTACTTATATCATCTGTTGGAGCCTGCGTCCCATAATGAATGCGGACATACGGAGCCGCAGCGGTTTTATCCGGGCTAATCGTCGTATACTGAGGAGCGTTTAATAGCTGTTGTAGGTGTCTGGTCCAATTTTTGGACATATACTATCTCCGAGAAAATGGGCGGTACCTGTATATTTTACCTTAAATACCTAATACGTGTAAGGTATACGATCACCTTTGTATTGGGGAGCTGTTTGCGCGTCTTTGACGTTCACCTATACTTTTTAAATAATCGAATACACTAGAGAACCCTCCTGCGGAAGCTGTGTCTCTTATGTTTCCGGATGCAAAATAATACTCAGCGTTACAGTTTTCCAGTATTTGTTGTATATCATCAGCGTGTAGGCAGTCTCCGAGTTCCGGAAAAGCAACCACTGCTACAAATATAGACGGTACATCCTCCCACCCCCCGTCGTAACCTCCTTGACATGGGTCGTGCCAAGGAACAGCGGGTAGGCATTCCTCGTCCATAGGAGGGTAGTAAAACATAGTTTCCCCTCCGGAGGGGTTAGAGCCATGGGTATCTATAAAGTCACCTATAGTGAAGTCTGGGGCATCTGCAGGCCGCCCGCAGATATCGTGGCAGGCTGGGGAGGGAGGTATAGGTTCTCCGTTTTTTAGACACTTGGGGTATAGCTCTGAGCTCATCGCCTCTGATATATCACACTCCTCCCCCGTCTCTATATTATAATCCCACGCTTTTGGCATAGTGGAGGGTCCGCCAGAGGACTCCAGACCCAGCAAGATTCCTAATAAGGCGCTAATGCGGTCTGCTCGTTGGTTTATATAGGTTAAGTACACAGGTAGCTCCACCGCAGTCGAGTAATCGATGATGGTAGCCCTATTCTTCTCGTTTGCGTTAGGCACGACACCGGACGATTTATAGCCCCTTATTCGAGACATAAAATTATAATTTATAATTGCGTCGTAATAAGCGGTGGCTACCGCCATAGCCTGGTATTGGGTTAAGTTTAGGGCGGCTAGCGCGCCCCCTCCAAAATTACTTAAAACTAAATTGGCCTCATCTAAGAGTGTTTGTATGTGGTAACTCACACTCTCAACAATACAGGTTTTACTAAAGGGATTAAACGTTAACGCCGACTTTTGGCTGAAATCTGGGGTAGCTCCGTCTACAGGCATGGAAGAGGATTCTGGTGAATAATCTCCCCAATACCCTTGAAGGTTACATTCGTACTCCCCGCTACCCCAAGCAGTACTTAAAAATACTTTAGCATTTTGGCTTAACTTTGCTAGCTCATCGCCAGCGATAGTAATACAGCACCCCCCTACAGGCGTTTCGCACTCCTCACATATCTCATCTGCGAACCCTGTATTTCCTGCGTTATCACCGTCCCCTGATCCGAACAACAAATCACCTTGTATGTTGGATGTGTTAAACCCGCAGCATTCGATTCCATGCAGTCTGTATGCTTCTTTGTTTAATATCTGCAAGTATCCCGAGTCGCTATACCAGTATGGGTCAAAAACACACGAATAGGTATAAGACCATAGACAAGATGTAGATGCACCGCCTGTATCTTCGTCCGGACTCGTACAGTTACACCCGAACTCCTCTCCTATAACTCCTGAGTGGGTACAGCATCCGTAGTCTTCCTGCCCTCCTTCACACGCTGGACCCGCTGGACCGTCTTCCCAGGACTTTACACAGTCTACAGACTCTGTACGCCCAAAGGATGCCGCTACAGCTCCGTAGTGTTCGGAATCACACATATTGCAGGTAAAAGTACCTTCGTACAGATTGTTAGATCCATAACATCTACATTCGTCAGCACACTGCCTTTGTTCGCAGGTGTTATATCCATTTTCTCCGCATTTAAGGTAGTACGGGCCTACTTGGTTATCGCACATTTGAGCACCCTCTTCTATAGAGTATTCTCTAGCGTGTGCTTCACACTCATCATACCTACACCAACTATCGTCGCACCCTGGTATCTGCCCTCCGCCGTGGCCCGATACTATATTACACCTAATACCATCTTTGAAGCAATCTAACTTTCTTTGATTATTGCACTCCTCTGTCTGACAATCTGGTGTATCGTCGCCGCCGCCCGAGGCTTCTCTAGCACACTCGCAGTCGAAAAGTTGTTTACAGGTGCAGTGTGTGTGGATACCCGCATCCTCAGGGTATAGCATAAACCCGCAGGGGCTACATTGTCCCCCTATATCGCAGTCCTCCGGATCACACGGAACTAAATACCGAGTCTCATGCTCTCCCGAGGCTCCGACAATTGCAGAAGGATCTCTGGTAAAGGCAGTTGTGTCATAGGAATAAGCTTCTGAGTAGGTAATAGATTTGTCCGCAGCAGCTAATCCCCCAAATTTATGGTCTACGCCTCTGGCTAAACGAAGGGCTTCATATCTTCCCTCCCTATAGTCTGTAGGGCAACACCCTACACAACAACAATTAGAGTTATCCCAGCAAGAGCAACAGCAGCAGCACCAGCCGGCGCCTTGAGCTTGGGCGCAGGTATAATCTACTCTTATGGAACCATTGCCGGAGCTGCCCATCCCAGAGGCCGCATCCATACACTCGCAGATATTCATGTCCTCAAGGCATACAGAACAGCCGCAGTAGTCTGCGGAGGGATCATCAAAAGGAACACAGCAGGCTCCCCTTGCAGCCACCGCACTATCACAAGGAGAGCTGCTACAACTCTCGCAACTGTGCCAAGATACTCCAAAGCCGTGCCAATCTAAATCGTGGCACTCTGCGGATGTGAGGCCATCCTGGCACATTACTTCGCAAGTCTCTGTGCTTGTATGACAACATCGGCCTACGGAAGGGAATGTATATCCGCAGCTACACTCTCCTTGAACTACGTTACAAGTCCAGTTCGCTATAAATTCTCCGGAGCAGTCAGCAGGACTATCTACGTCTATACACTCATAAGGGGATAGGCAGCAGGATCCTGGTTGACTCTCCTCAGGACACGATGTTTCGTACGCATAGGTTGAGCAGTCGGGGTAGGCCGCCTCGCACTCACACTCAGACTCCTGCCCCATCCATATTCCGTTGGCCTGATCACAGTGACATCTTTCTATATTCTCAAAACACTCCCAGGGGTCTCCCGGCTCGTTCTGCCCACAGCAAGCCCCATACGCCTCGGGAGGGCCATCACCAGGCCACGGATCCTGCCCGCAGGGTATACAGCAGGCGTCGCTAAAATATATACTTAAATAATCACAAGTCCATATATCACAAGTAGGGCATTGGCCATCTTGGGAGCTCGTAAAGCAGCACGCCTTAGGCTCATACTTATACCACATAATATCTATAGTACCGGCTAGGCCTTGCTCTCCGAATAAATCTCGATATTCTTCGGTATTAAGGTCCCCGGCCTCAGAGAAGGGGTAGACCGGAAATGTTTTTTGATACCAACCCTCCCACCGAAGTAGGGATGCCTGTTTGCGGTAGCCTGCGGTGGTCATGGTTTACGTTAACGCCTTTGTAGATTGAATAACGGGTAGTACCCACTGGGAGGAACTTTCTAGTAATTCTTTAAAATAGGGGTATGTTTCTAAGTGATCTTCTATAACCGGTTTTATTACGTCCGGTCGGCTTTTTGCATCCATAAGGTGGAGTATTCCGGCATCGGTAAATCCTTTATGAAGATGGGTCATATTCGCATCTACATAGCCGCTTCCAGGGATAACCTGGTATGGAGAGTAGTTATTATCCAAAAGCATAGAGGCTAATAAAGCTCGTTCAATAACTTTATTAATTATACCCATATCCAAGCGAAGATATGTCAATTCCTTGAAGTATTTTTGATTCTCCTCATGCTCCACAAACTTACGGGCTAAGCTACAAAAACGTTTAATAAAGTCTAAATCTCTGCCCCCAAAAATCCCTAAATGGGCAACTATCTTTAAATGAGCCTGATTCTTTAAAGGCTCAGGGATGTATGGAGCCCGTGTAAGCATAGTGTATGCGTAGGAGTAGTCTCCCCACCCGGGAGTATACCCACAGCCGGCGTCCCAGCGAGATTCCGGGGTTTCGAGGTAATCGCCTTCGAGGTTCTGTATAACCACACCTGACTGTATAGCCTGAGGCGGTAAAGGTTTAAACATCACCAAATCCATATCTATATGTAGGAAGGGCTCTTGCATATACTCGTATGCAAGAATTTTAGGGTAATGGTAAAAATCGGTAAACTCGAAATCGTCAAGCTGATCCAACATAGTAGACACATGACCGTACTTAAAGCCAAGTCTTTCTACAAAAAGCTCTTTACCAAAAGAGTCCGTCACCAGGACCAGATTCTCTTCTCCGTATAGCTTAAGGGCTTGGGTATAGCTCCAGTGTGTATACGCAATGAGGGATTCTAAATCAGGCCATCCCGATTTGGTGACTTCTGCTGGAGCCGCAAATATACTGGATTCTTCGCTAAAATGCTCAAGCCTAGTTTTGAGGGTTTTGGTCCAAAATGAGTGTACTATCTTCATATGCTAGTATCATACCTTCATCCGGTAGTTATGTACAGGTTAGGTCGTGGGCATTTTCCGTAGTAAACCAGGTTGCTAGTGCGTTAGGACTTCCTACTGTCCCGTTCCCTAAACAAGTCCCTACATATAGACCCAAAGTTCCTGTCCTGTCAGAGGGGGGCGCCCCTCTAGAGGCCATTACCCCGTATCCAGAACCGTTAAAGGCGGCATTAGTCATACCCATAACTGTGACAGCGGTTCCGGGGCATACCCGCTGAGGTTTAAAACTAGCGGGATATGAAGGGTTTACGGCTGAGCCCGCCACTCCGGGTTGATATCTACCATCAGTACACATACCCCACCCTCCGCCTCCCATATTATCCTCTGCCGCATTAAAGCAGTAAACATCCTGTACACGTCCAGAAAGCTCGTACCCTCCTACCCCAGGGGCTAAGTATACGTCTAAAGTATACCAAGTTCCTATGTCGTCCTCGTCCCCGTCTGTAATAACCCCTATCCCTAAAGCTTGCGGAGACTCGAAACGGGTTCTGGCGCGATCGCAGCAGCACTGGTGAGACCCCCCTGAATTAGGGTCACACATACTACACGGAGTGTCTCCTGCTACCCATCTAACCCCTACTCCCTCCGCACATCCCACGCTACCATACTGAGCGCAGCATTCGGAGCCTGTAAAATCCCTACCTATACACTGACCTATAGTTCCGTCGTACACCGAGCAGCCCGTGGATGCCCAACCGCCGTACTCTGTACAGCAGCATCCTAGCGAAGGGGATGTATTTATGGTTCCGCCGCCACCGGGTACGATAATACCCATCACATCAGTAACGATTGGCTTAATATTTAGTTTGATGTCTAAAATTGGAAAACATTTCCCAGGAGAGGGATTGTCTACAAAGGTAGCTGTAATACCAGCAGGATCATCATCATCGGAAAGCGTTTGGGCTCTTGCCCGTAAAGGATAACATCCAGTGGTAACCGGTGGGGGTGTGGGCCACGGGTGGTCTATTACAGGGTTGTTAATAATAGGTGGTTTATTAAAACAATCAAAATCGTAAAGGTTTTCGTGTATAGTGTCTGGGTGTAAGAAACTGTTCGGGTTGTACGCACGATCAAAGTCATAGCACCTACCGCCCTGAGTTGTTAGGGTGTTGATAGGCGAATCGTTATCTGCCGCAGTGTTAATAAAAGGATTAGAGGTAGCCATTTGGGTGTACTATTAGGGGGAACACGGTAGTGGACACGGCAGGTCCCCGTTTTCGCCCCAATTTCCTATTCTAAATATTAATGAGTGAGTCCAAAAATTCTCTGTACTGATTAAGTTCTCTGCAGGAAAGCTTAACCCCTCTGTGTAGTCGGGCGTGGGATCCTCTGCCGTAAAGGTAGGGTCTCCTTGAAATATTTGTAGAGGGGCTACGCCTGAAAACTGAATAGCTCCATTAGAAGACCTAACTCCATTTATAGAGTAAATAAAATCGCTGCAGGCCTCCTCACCTTCACTAGGGTCAGATTCATTGCAGGGATTGCCTTGACCGGCCCCTAAAGCAGGGATGATAGTAACTGTATCGGTTTGAGGATCTACGTCTATTCGACAATTAAAGCCCTCTTCTAGAGATACCTCTCCTTGAAATACTTCAGCATTAAAGTCTTCATCTAATACTACGGACACATCTCTAGTCTCTACGGTAGCGCCTGTTGCGCTTATGGGGTCTAGATTTGCAATATGTAACTTTCGTACCAACTGATTCCCTAGGAAAGTAACAACCCCGTCCTCTAAAATAGGGGCATCCTCTTTAAAAGCTAAGAGAGCGTTTCCGTGCTCATCGAGCCCATCACTGTACATCCACGTCTCTTGTATAGTGGGGGTAGGGGGATTCCTCAATACCTCAGTATCTAGTACTATGTATCCCGTAACATGAATATCCGATCCTGTGTATATATCCGGATCCTGTTTATCAAAATCGGGAGAAGAATCGCTAACCCATAGGTAGGTATATTTACTATCTTCACTCCCCGTGCTGCCTGTTGTTAGCTGTACGGGGGGCACATTATACTGTTTTCGAGGGGTGTGCTCTCCACGTAAGGGATTATCATTGGCGTCCCTTAGACCAAATCCTACAGATACTTCTAAGGTTAGGGAGTACGAGTCGTCACCGTCTAGCTGATAGGAGAGACCGGCTATACTGACCAACGGTGGAGTTTCTAACTTATCTCTAACTCGATCGCAGAAAATATCAAACTGTGCGTCTACTATAGTGTCTGATAGAAACTTTAAAGGAACAGTTACACCTCCGCTGTCATCAAAGCGTCTGAAGGGGTAATTACGGAAGCTATTAGCGTTTCTGAATTCGACGGTCATTGTAGTCTCTTAGCCATTCCGGCAATCTCGAAGTAAAGTTGGCCCCCTTTTGAATATATACGTAAAGAAGGTTTGTCTCCACTATACATATCCTCAGCGTCTCCCGTGTTATAATTAGAGGGCATAATAGTGAAATTGCCTTGATCGTCTGCCTCAACTACGGGACCCACCTCTACAGTTCCATTATTTGATAGCACACACGGCACTATCGCTTTAAGTTCATCTTGTGTGTAAGCTGTCTGCTCTGGTTCGCAGTCGTGTCGGGCATAGTTAGGGTCCCCAACGATATCTACCCTAATAGTGTTGTCTTCCGGATCCGGGCGCGATAAGGTAACCCCTTCTCCTCCTACTAGATAAGCCTCGCCCACTAAAGCGTCTCCTCCCTCCGCTGCCACAATCGACGATACAGAAGGGTAGGGAATAGGGTGTACGACCCCGGCTGTGAAAATAGCTCCTCCCGCATTTATTCTAGTCTCTCCGTTAGGTAGTGCCCCGAGAGCCACGTTATACGAGGGATCTACAATCATACTTCCTGAGTACCTGCCCCCAGACAGGGTATAGAACTTGATATGGGTGGCAGAAGATTTTATATCAAATCGTGCCGAAGCCACCTCTCCTTTATCTGAACTAAGCACCAGAGACACTAGGTTTTCCTCTTTTATCACCTTAGATAGGCGGTGGTAAGAATCTGAGCTGCTGGTAGAGGATCCGGGAATAATAATAGCGTCCAATACCCACTCCTTAGGAACACTAACAGAGCCTATACGCATACTGGAAGCGTCCGTAAAAGGGTAGTTCCGTCTTCTATTAAGGTCTGCCCACTGAAACTCGTTTATACTGGCCATGATTAGCAGCCTCCTAAAGATTCAAGATCAGAGTAAATAGTACCGGTATATGTATCGCCTTCGTAAGTAAAACTCACTGTACCTGAATCTAGTCGAGGTGCGGGTTTAGGATTTTCTGAGGAGTTGTCCTCAGCAACAGAAGTTATTTCGAAGTGGTCTGACACTAATTCAGCCTTAATACCTCGTGTAGAGTCCGTGTAATACAAGGTAAACGGGTACATGTTAGTACCTATATTTAAGGGATCTGCGTAGGGGGTTACCTCTAATCTGTAATTAGCGGGACCTGTATATACCCCATACTCTTTCTCACAATAATACCCTGCGGGATCTGCTATAGTAGAGCTTCCTCCTCCGGCATATACAAGGTCTACAACTGGGGTGTGGAGCGCAGATGCTACACTTCCGAATACAGATTTATTGGCGACCGTTAGGTCAATTACATAGTTTGTCTCGTCTACGTATACTATATCGCCGCTGCGGCATGCATCGGTCCTCATCCCACCCTTTATACCTAATTTAACATTATTCTCTATAACTCTCAGAGCTCCTGTCTGGGCGCTGACGTAAATAACCAAATTTGACTCTAAGTCTGCGGGGCTCTGAGCATATATATACTCTCCTTTTAAACTACCCGCAAAGGTTAAAAATGTACGGGAGACCCCATCAAGATCTCGGTTATACTCATGGGCAACCATTGTATCTGTACCCAAACAGATATGTACATGCTTAGAGGATCTGTCAATTTCTTCATATAGCGACCTAACTGTTTGGGCGGTACCTACCCCATCTGTGCAATCTTCTTCACAATCATCATCGTAGTCGGACCCCTCATTACAGCAACTCTCGGTTCCTATATTACCACTGTCATCTACCTCGGGGAAGGGGGAAGGACATACCTTACTTATAGAAATATCCTCCGACGCTACCAATATACCTACATCTTGATCTGTGGTTGCCGATATATCTATCCCTACATATGTATCTATACTGTCTGCTATTTTGTCTGCTATGGCTTGAGCAGAGGTTAATCCGCTTAGACCTATCGTGGTGCCGGTATCTGTAGAAGAGGTGTCATAAGTAAATGTGGTCTCTACGTCTCCGCTGTCGGTTATAGTAAATGATGTACCATTTAGATTAGCTGAGTCTACGGTTGACTTTACCACAAAACTAGCTGTAGCGTATAGTTTCAAGGCCCCTCCTACAAAGCTACTATCGTACTCTATATCCGTTACAGATTCGTAGGTATTGGTAATAGCTGTATTTCCGACTAAGCCCGTGGTATTCTGGGTTAAATTAATAACACTATTGCCCACTGTGTCTGCAAGATGACCCCATGCGAATACGTATGGATTAAGCTCTTCGGGAAATATTAAGAATAGTGCGTTATCGTACACGCTTTCGGTAGGGGGGACCGGCTTAACTCCATTAATGGATAGTATGGGCTCACCTCTATAACAGGATGCGGCGTCAGGTCTGCCCCCGCAAGGACCTATGTATTTTTCTAAGTTAGCTTTAAGCAAATCTCCAGAGAATCCTACAGATAAAGTATCTCTACTTATCGTCTCCTCTACTCCGTCACCTTTTACCAGTAAGTTAGTTCCACTGTTCTGGGTAATGGCGATTCCGTTTTCTCCGTCTATAGTTACCGCCCCCTGTACAGCACTCTGCTCCCCTGCCTTTTTTATGGTTTTAACCCGTGAAAAATTAAGGAAGTGTATGCTTCGTCTCGATACTGAAGACTGAGAAACACTACTAAATGTCCAGGTACCTCCGATGTGTTGTCTAAGTTCTTTGCCAAACACTACCCAACCCCCTACCCCGTCTGTAAGAGGCTCTACCCGTATCGGTAGCCCTTTTACCGCATCCTTTAAAGATGCGGTTACTACAGCTAAGGGAATTATTGGGGAGGACGTACCAGTCCCGGCAAAAGTGGGAGATGTATTACTTAGAAAGTCTTCGTCTTGGTCTGAGTTAAAGTAAGGGCTATTGTTTGGGTCCTCGTATTCATTGTTGCCGTAAGTCTCTTGGGCAAGAGCCGTGGGTTTAAACTGGACCTCATCTGTAACCACAAGGGTCAGATTAATTAACTCGTCGCTAACAACCACAGAAGCTACAAAAACAGACTGACCTAAAGAAGGGTCTAGGGTAAGGCGGGCATCTGCCAAAATAGAATTAGGTAGTGTGGTGCCCTGGTCTGATAAACCGGTTGCAGACTCGTCTAAAGGAAAGCTTCGCTCTTCTGCCAAGTCTAAAAATTCTCTATTAATTAATTCTGGCATTAGCCTCCTCCCGGTTCTCTACAAGTTGCCCCTGCGGATTCGTCACAGTGGTAGAATACTGTTGGTGGTTGTTTAGTTGCATTTATAGACGTTCCAAAGTCTTCAATGGGGTCCAATGCGTGCGTCTCGCCGGCACAAGTGTAAGTAGGGTTACCTGTGGAGTTTAGCGTAAATTGTATAGAAGAGGCGTAAGCTGGATACGCGCAATCCTCGCAGTTTGCAGGACTACCCTCATCCGGATTGCAGTCATCGCAGGTACAGTAAATCTCTATCGAGTCCGCTACATCCTCTCCCCACATATCGTCCGGCAGACCTCCCGTAGGGAGTCCTAAAGAAGTTAGCTCCACAGAATCCGTGTCCGATTCGGCAGCAAAGGTAAAGGTGTGGCTCATAGAGCTTCCCGCCTGGCCGTGAGGAGCCTCGTAGCTTATAGTATTGCCGCAGACATCTAAGCCGTCGTTACCAGGCACCCAGTCTTCCCAATCATATTCATGTGCAATAGTGGTGGCTATAGATGTTGCGGCCTCGAACGGGTCTGTGAATTTAATGTACAGAGATCCGTCCTGAACCCACATAACAGATATGATAGGGGGAGTACATGGGGTATCCAAAAACAGAGTGCTCAAACACTCATAGAAATTACTGTCTGAATTATTAGCTATAAGGCCGTCTGCGTTACGCATATTAGATACCTTGGCTGTTAGTGTTTTGGTAGACTCTCCGGCTTCGCACGCGTCAGTCTCTGCAAGGGTTTGTAAGTATCCAACAACCCCTATAAGCATGTACCTGCCTCGATCTATCTGGCGTCCGCCCCTTAAGTCGAGAAAACCCCCACTTAAGGTGATTTTACTGCTGCCTGGGTCGTCGTCTATAGTCACCCCTAATGACTCTAGCGGCTGTGCGGGGTTGAAATCATCGTCGTCTATGTTATCTTCGTCTAGGTTAGCGTAAGAGGTATTTTCTACATAAACCACCTTGGCGTCGAAATCAAACTCAACCTCGAGGCTTCCTGTAAGAGGGCTTTCTCCGTGATTCTGTATTAATACCTGAGCGCTAACTAGGTAGCCGTAATGGCCCCATCCTGCGGCAGATACAACTGCGGGGTGATCCTTAAAGCATTCATATATGTCGTTATATTGGTTTAGTACACACTGATAACTTATCGCAGTGGCATTAGCTTTATGGAGCAAGCCGGCGTTACTCCAGGGGGAGGATAAGGGGGTATTATTAATTTCCCATAAAGGTGCAGCAACTTTCTCTAAAGCTCTGTGAACGTTTTCATACTGATTACAAGGGCAGCACTGTGAGCAGAACCCGGATATCATTAAATCCGGGTTTACTAATGTGTTAATCCCGTTGAATACCCCTGGGTTACCTGAAAACATTCTATAACTGTGAATAGGGGTTCCTGTGTCATCCTGATTTGATTCTATTGCTCCGGAATCCGTATCGGGACCTACCATAATACATTTATCCCCGCCTATATAAACGTTACCTACATCATCAGGCCCTACGTTATTCAAATGTCTTACAACCGCATCAGGTTGTTGTGTATCATCGTCTTCGCAATCGGGTCCTAAACCTGCTCCTGCTCCTGCAAAAGCATTGAAAGTCAGTACCGGAGAATTAGTTTCAATGTCTACGTTAAACCCTTCGGATAAAAGAACATCGTCCCTATAGTCTGAGGTTAAATATGTATATATTTCCGTATCGGTATCCGAGATAGCCCACGGGCAGTTCACATCTCCGGATATTCCGGATAGGTATGGCGGAGTGTACTCCGACCCCAGTCCCTGAACCCCCGCTGGATCGTTTTTACAAAAGATAATATTTTGGTAATGATCTCCGGGATCGGAGAACATGCTTGCTAGCTCTCCCGATATAGCGGTATCTGTTATGGAATCAAAAGAAGGTATCGCCTCTTCTGGCATAGCTTCGTATATGTCTATGGCCAGCAAGGATTGGAGATTGTCCGCCTGAGGAGAAAGGGTATTGGGCGCTAGTCTAGTTTCGCTTAGTTGATTGGTAGAAGTGTAGTACTCGGCGAGTCTGTCGGTGAAGCTGCTGTAATACCCTGTAGAGCTAAAAAATTCGTAAAAAGTAGGGTAATGGATTATGTAGGTCAAGAAGTAGCTATCTTTTTGTGCGAATCCATGAACATACTCGCCTCTAAGGATCTCTTCCCTACGCCACCCTGTAGATCTGCTCAAAGCGGGTGAACCTGAGTTTTTATTTGTTATATCATTTGTGTCTAAAAGCTCGCTACCCTGAGTGTCGGATAATACAAATCTCACCAAACCCTTACCGGTTTCGGAATAACCTTGAACAGCGCTTTCTGTAAGGGTAGAAGGAGATGGAAGTGCTGTAGTTCCAAGTGCAGACCCAAAGCCTTTTATACAGGCACTTAAAATACTTGTGCCGTCTGTAACCCCTCTTCCTTGAAAAGAAAGTCCACAAATCGCCCTAAACTCAGAATCCCCATCTGGAGTTTCTGTAAAGTTAGGTATACCTAATGCCGGGTAACTGGTTTTAGAGTTCCCTGCGAGGTACGAGTAATCAAGGGCAATGTTGTCTAAAGTCATAAACGTTCCCTAGTTATAAATTACACGCATTATTGGTTACTACAGACCCAAAGGCACTTGATCTAATACTTTCTACGGCTCCAGCTAAAGCGGTAATATAACTGTCTAGCCTATCAAATCCGTTTTGAAGATCTCGTAAATCACTTACCACTATGTCTAGCTGGTCGCACCCACAACAAGGCTCAGAACAGGTTTCAGATAACAGTATAGAGTTCGAGCCGGCGTTATTTTGAATATCTACGCAGGTGCCAGGCACCAAATCTAAGTTACCGGAAGAATCCGGGCTTAGCTGATTAATGGTTCTAATACAAGGACCTAAATCTATCTCGCCTTCGCATGTACAATCAGAGGAGAGTCCTAATCCGTCTAGCGCAGAAAAAGTAAAGGAATTCTCTAACGGGGATGTTTGTATTCCAAAATTAGTTCTAGGCCGCATGATAACGTGGCCGGTCAAGGCTACACCAGCGGATAATACATCTTTTCCTACCCGTAGGGATGATACCCCAGCTGTATTCATAGAGATAACCGTGGTTTCAATATATGCGTCTGTGCTGAAGTCCACCCGCCCCGGAGGGTTCTCCTGCAGTTGCTCGAGATTACCTATTGTGATGGACCCAATAACGTTAGAAAAATCGTAATCGCTATTGGTAGCCACCCCTGTGAGGGTGTAGGAAGAGGGGTTGGTGTGGGTGTCTGCGGCAATAGCTTCTGATATGGCTGCAGTTGCCTTTTCACTGCTTACATCCGGGCTATAGTAGCCTATCTCTACGATTAGCCCGTGGGTGTAGGAAGATATAGATTTTAGGTAAAAATTAAAAGGTTTGATGGTGGGATCGTAGGGTACACTTAAACGCATATCCACAATGAGATCATCAGGAAGATTAAATCCGTCTCCCAAAGGGGAGAGTGTAGCTTCTTGGCTTATGGGGTAGTTTCTGGTGGCGTTAGTGTTAAGCCACCCTAGCCCTACAATACTGGACATTGGAGCACCCTATCGTTATTCGAGGTATAGTTGACGAAAATCATTCTTAGTAAGCTTTTGGGCCGTATTAGCATTATATAGCCTCATAAGATCCTTGTAAAGTATATCATCTTCGTCCTCTAAGGAATCGAGATAGGAATCAGGGTGTTCTAACTTAATGGAGCTATCGGGGGACGTAAGTAAGGCGCCTATAAGGGCACCTGGAATGGCGGATAGTAACCCAAATCGGGTGGATCCGCCTAATGTATTTTGATTGAGAGTTCCGTGGGATACGTTATACGCAGCAGGTATACCAAATCCTACGCCTCCTCCTATAAGGGCGCCTTTAAGCGCGCCTTTAGACATTCGTCGCATTATATCGGAAAACTCACCCATATGTTAAGCCTTCGATATCTGGTATCTTACGTCTAGAATACCCACTTTGGGGTCTGATAAACTGCTACTAGATCTTGTGAGCTTAAATACAAATAGGTCCCCAGGTGTCACAGTTACGGCCCCGTTCATCACACTAAACACTTTATAGTTGTATTGTGTACTGAAAGTACCTAGCGATACAGAGTGGTTGGTGTAAGTTAGGCCTGTTATTGTACCTGTTGCCCCTGCATAAGAACCTGCGTTTAGTGTGGTGTCTACCACCTTGTAGTCCGATGACAAGCTCCCTAAGTTATTAGAGCCTGCGCTAGGGGATATAATTTGAGCGAGTATATCTACGCTATACGTCTCCCCATTAGATGTGGGGAGGAAGGTTGGTATAAATACTTTACCTGTAACGGAGCTGGTACGCCCCGCAGGGAATACTTTATAGAAGACGTCCTCGTGGCGCTCTAATAGAATATCGTCGGCGAAGAACATATCCGGTTCGCTTTCACGAACCCCTCCGAAGTCGGCGGCGGATATAGTTACTATACCTTGACCTCCAACTACTGTAGAGCTAACGTCGATAAGGGGCCCTGATTGAATAGCTTCGACTACGTGCCCCTTTTTAACAGCAAAGGCGTCGAAATCCTTTACCACATAGCTTCCGTCTACAGGACTGTCGTCCGATACGGTAAACTCCGCGTCTATAACTAGTCGACCAGATGCGGCTGTTTCGCCGTTCTCATCGGTTACCTTAATCATAGACCCTTCTTTTGGGGTTAGGCTTTGAACAACTGCCTCGTCAGTTTTGGATGCGAGTATGGTGTAATAAAGAAGAGCTTCTTTAGGGAGTATCTCTCCGTTGTAATTTGTGGTCCATTCGGTTCCTTCTGGCCCATTAACCTCAGGAAAGCGGTATCCAAAAGGGGTACCGTCTTCGGTAAGATCAAACCAGAAAATACCTTCAGTATCTATGGTTAGCTGGGATGTGTGAGGGGCTGCTCCGTCAATATAAAGAACTGAGGATTGTACGGGATAAGGGGGCCACACTGCACTGAGGGTGGCATCTCCATCTACGTTATAGAAAAACTTGGCTCCCTCGCCGGGGCCTCCGCTAGCACAAGTGGTGCCATCGCACTGCATCCACCCTGCAATATCAGTGTTGTGGTAGTCGGAGTTAATCCGATACTCAATCGTATTGGTCGTAGAGTTAGTGATTCTGTATAAAGGAGAGTCTCCTGCAGACTCTAAACTGCTGAGACCGCTGTTCTGAAATATAGAAATACCTGTAACGGTTGCCGGGTCGTCGTCTTTAGCGACCGCTTCCCCGCCCCTATCCCAAACGGCAAGAAACGCCTCAAAAGAATCATCGGGATTGGAGCCTCCTTGACTAATACACTCTGCATCCTCTAGGATCATTCGTGTGTAAGCGTCATTACCTTTAAAGGAATGAATCATTCCCCCGGCTGTGCCGTTTCCTGCGTAAATAGCCGTACCCACTTTAGTGAGTGTGGTATCTAACGTGTAAGGACAGTTGGCTGGCGTTCCATTATTGGTATATTCATATAAATAAACATCTAATTCGGTGGTATCGGCTACCCAGTTTGCGTCCCCGTCGCTGTTAGTTCCGTTAGCGTTATACCCTATGGGTAGATTCGTAGCGGGTTCGTTAACCAGCCTGAAAGAGTAGTGACGATGCGCTAGCATAAGGTCGTGTAAGACTGGTCGAACAGTAACCAAGTAGTGGCCTGTGTTATTATCATCCGGCGTAACAAAGCAAATAGGGACCCCTAGGGCCGGTTTATTTTTGGTAACTTTTCCAGCGGTTAGGGAATCCATAGACAGGTACATCTGACCTACCTTAGATGCGCTTGTTAGGTTAGCGTAGTCTAATAGTAAGTTATCTAATAAACCTGAGGTGTAATTACTGGTACTAAACTGTCCGCTAATACATACAACATTGTCAGTACCTGCCTCGACTACTACGCCGAAGGGGTAGGACGAATCCTCAATACCTGAGTCTAGTGTCCATGTATCGCAGCTTTCGTTGTCGTAAATATCCCGTCCTTTAATAGCCACAAACGCTTTTTTATACGAGTTTGTGGTGGCGTCGTAGTAGACTACGTCTCCCAACGCCACCTCTGAATCAAAGGTGACATCCTTAACAAAGTGAGCTTGACCTATTTCAAGAGACTCTAAAAAGCAGCGTAAGTATTCGGTACGGCTACTTAAATCATTAATAGGAGCGTTTGTAGTACTTGCATCAACGGAGTCTCCGTCGGCAATATTGGGGATATCGCAAGGATATGTAGGAGATCCTGGCCAGCTGTTACATTCATTACATCCTGAATCAGGCATTAGTCGCTACTCCTGGTCATGTTATGCGCCTCCTGTGAAACTAGTTACAGTTAGGTTGGCGTCAGAATCATCGTCTGTAATTGTTGTATCTCCTATAGAATTACAGTAGTTTTGAGTAAGTTCAACCTTGCCTGCGACCGTTGCGCTGTCCACTGCTGTTACTTCGAACCCTGAGGTGCCGTTGATCGCAGACGTCAATCGAGCAGACGTGCCCGTTCCGGTAACACCGCTGGTTCCTACGCATATGTTGGTGGTGCTACCAGATCCGGTAGCTTCGTTGATCGTACTTCCGTCCGCTGTCGTAACAGTGGAGTTAAACTCAAAAACTTTAGTTACCGGGGTGGCTGCATTATCGATTATTGTCACAGTATTCCCGGATGTTGGAACAGCCGTAAACGTTACATCTCCGGTGGCGAAAGCAGTGCAAGCGCCGTCGTTTACTAGATTTAGAATCACTTGAACACTAGCGCCTTTGGATGTAGATACCGTTATATGATCGGCAGTGTCAAAATAAGAACGGGCTATGATAATATCATTTGCAACCGTGTTTACCGAAGTATCAGATACTACAACTGCGGCTCCGTAAATATCTTTTGAGGATATGGTGGTCCCTTTTTCTCCTGTGGAGCCTCCGTCAGAGGTAAACCCTGTAAATGTAATTTTATTGTTGGTATAGTCTAAAGTGCTTAAACCTTGGTAGTGTCCGGACGCAACCACACGGGAAAACTTGGCAACGTCTACTCTAAGAAAGTCGGCGCCTGTAAGTCCTGTATAGTAGGCGTTGTGGTCGCCAGTACCCTGTACTGTAGCCTGCGTCGGGGCGCTGGGGGACGCGGCATATTCAATGTACATCTTAACCGCTACCGTCTCTTTCTGTTGTAGAAGAAGTGCGGTAGCTTCGTGAAAAGCTTCTGTTAGTACTGTAAAGGCCATATTATCGGGTACTCATCTTAAGTTTACTGGTACTCTTATTGCTATCTGTAGAGGTAGTAGCTTCTATTATAACAGTTTCTATAGCAAGAGGGTCATTATTTCGGTCGGGGTCAACATTACTGTACAGAGGGTTCGCTTGTACTCCAAAAATTATAATCATTTTTGTATTTTTCGCCAGTACGGCTTCAAATACATCTATAAGTTTAGCCGCTTCGTTATCGGACAGCCCCGGGGCTAGCTCTATTAAAATAAGGTTTTCGGGTAGTAAGTATAGGGTAGATCCTTCTTCTGTGATAGCGCCGTATGCTTGTGTACTGTCTCCGTTATCAGGTAGATCCGTTACGCCAGGTATATCGTCTTCAAAGACACCTTCTAGTTCATGCAGTACATCTATGTCTGTAGACACGGGATACCCGTAGTAGAGGGTGGTATCTACCGAAGCCGGGCTGGAGGACGTAATATACGTGTTGTTTTGCGTTATTACCACGTTCCCGTAGGGTGTCCCTGTCTTGGTCGCTATAACAACCTCTTTCTTAGTTCTAATAACGTCGCTTCCGAGGGCGCGACACAGGGTGTACATGGTCCAATACCAGCTGGGGCCGAAGGTAAATAGTTTCCAAAGTCCCTTAAATACGTCTTGCCCTGATGTGGTAGGGGGTGCACTAATTCCAAAGATATACCCAAACTGCCTACTTATATCCTGCCTGTCTCTGCGAACATTGTGCCCTATCAGCTTGAAATCAGGCTCATCGATTAATCCGTCTGCATCCGCATCCTGTAACTGAGGGAACAGAGTAGAAGCATCCGTTACAAAGACCAGTAATCCGTTGTCTACGAAAAAGTCTATGCCTTCCGTATAGATGTAGGTTGGGTTATTTACGCCGTCCGCCACATAACCTACTGATTTTATGGATCTATCTCCTAGGTCGTATATGCCATATACTGAGGAAGCTTGATCTCCGTAGTCTACGTCTGTGTCTCCGTAATCTATACCAGAACCATAGGTTATGCTGGTACGAGCCGATTTGGTCAAGTGTAGGGTTTCTGTAACTGTTGTGTGTAAGGGCTCTGCTTCTGCGACTGAAGAGAATTCCGCATTTCTTACGGAATCCTTCGATGCTTGCATCTGAATGAGATCGACACCCTGAAGAACTTTATTTAATACATCTTGTTCTTTAAATACATCTGTGTAAAAAGAGGGTATTAATGTAGTGTAGGTTGTGTAGGTGTCCGCTTTCATTAAACCTCAGCTACCACAATATCTATTGCATAAGGATTAAGGAAAAATGCAACAGTTTTATCGCTAACTCCTCTATTAGGGTGATTAGGTGGTCTTAGGGTGTCAGAGGTTCTAAGCTGTAAAACATCTGGGGCACCTGTGTCGTAGTTTTCATCCCCAAACGAGTAACCGGTATTATCTATGTCTGCAAACGCCGGCTTATCCGGGTAGTAAAGATTTCCGTGTAGTTTAATTGGAAAATCTATAAAAGCGTTTTCGGGTAAATAAGAGTGCACTGTATGTGCGATTAAACTAACAGGAATAGGCTTACCGAAAGGGACGCCGTTTACTGCGTTAGCAACGGCTAGCTGAATCTCTAAGGTATCTATATCTGGGGCAGCCTTAGGCTTAACAACCTTAATATTACAGCCGCAGAAAATAGGTACGGCTGCCTTAACTACCATGTCAGCGGCTACGGATCTATTTTCACCGTAGGTTACGTAATCCTGAAGAACGTCTATATAGGGAAGCTTTAGTAGTTTTACAGAATACTCAACCGACGAGGATATTAGTGCAGATGTGGCAGGGTCATTAACCCTAATCCTTACTTTTTGATAAGTGCTAAAACCTAGGTCTAGCCCGGTTACTATACTTGGTACAGGTCCTGATGTAGGTAAGTCTACTGTACGATCGTATTCCACTATACATAAAGTTCCGCTGTTTGCGGATGTGGGTAGGTTGACCTGTGCAACGGCGTACAGGCCGTTACATTGCTCTCGGGTAAGGGTAAACTCGTAGTAATCTGTAGATGGTACTTCATCGGCTACCACAGAAATAGTTTCTACTAAAGGGTAGTGAGCGGTACGGGCATGAATATCTACGGTACCCCCTCTGTGGGTGGCTGCGCTGTCCGTCTGAATCACATCTCGGGTCATCTCGGGATCGCCAAAACCTGTCGCGCCTACGCTGATCACGTAAGGGAACTCGTCCTTTAGCTTAGCCTCAATGTGGGCCCGACCTCCTAGTATCTTACCTAAAACGCCTTGCTGTAGTTTTGTTACCAGTTCGGCATTGGTCTCCGCGTCTTTACCTCCTAAGAGTGTTTGAGCAGCTTCCACAGAAACTACCTTGGATACCTTAGGGGTCATATTACTTGCTTTAGACCCTTCCTTCACGTTATACTTCGCCCCAACCTCAGCCGCCACTACAGGCACGTTAACAAAATACACTCCGCCAGTACCCTTAACCAAGGCTATATCACCTGTTTGCAGCAGTGTCTCGGTTGAGCTAATAGCTCGTACAGATGCCGATACCTTGAACTCCAAGGAGTCTAGGGTCATCTTTGTACCTTCTGGTATAAGAGTAGTGGAGTCTGAGCTGATAGTGACTCTGACGTACCCCGAAGCTTTCGCTCCGTTAGAGCGGGTTATGTTATAGTTAGAGAGTACTCGATCTACTTGAGCATCGTCGGCTACTGTAGGATCTTTAGTTATCTCCAGCAAGCTGTTAGACTTTAGAGACGCTTCTAGCTCATCGCGGATACGCTGCTCTAGAGCTGCGTACAGATTAACTATAATATCTCGTTGGACAGACCCTGGTGTAAGGTCTAGGTCTGGAAACGACTCGTTAATATAATCGGCCAATAGTTGCTCAGTATTTAAGACTGAGGTTGATGATAGTTCGCTTAGTTTAGAATTAAATGCCATTAAACACCTACTGGGATTCCTACAGGAATGATAATATTTGCGTCATTGTCTATAAACGTGAATGTAAACGTAGCTCGGATGGTTTCAAGACGTATATCTAGACTGTATATGTTTACATCTTTAATCATCTCGTCATCTAAAAACCGGGGGTCTCTTCTCCCACCCACTAGTTTAGAGGTATAAATAAACGCCAACGCCTTGGCTTTTGCTGATGCGAAATAGGCTCGAAATTGCGCTTCGTTCAATATAGCACCTTGGGCTAGTTTTTTAAAGAAGCCTGTGCCGTATGTTGTCTCTCCTAACAGTGTTCCTCTATCCGAAAGCAGCACTCTTAGAAATTTCTGAGCCTCTTTGTAGGGCCCTGCAACCACGTTACCACTACCAAAGGTTAAGGTAACCTCCTGTAAATCGGGGTCTTCACTAGGACCGAAAATATCAATATCGGTAATTCGTCCTATGTAATCTGTGGATAACTCAGCCATTAGTCTTCTCGCGCCTTAAGGGACTCGAATAACTCCATAGCTGCTTTTCGCTTTGGGTGCACATTAACGCTATGGTTTTTACGTCTGTGGGCTTCGGCTATAAATCTTCGGATACGATTGGTATGCCTTAAAAATACGTCTCGATGTACCCCCGCCACAATGTCATTCTTTAGAGTGGGAACCATCATATCTTTGTGCATATTTTTGGTTTCGTCGGAGTTTACGGCTTCTTCGTACTTATCCTCAAACTCCTTACGGTCGAATAAAGATAACATAGATTCTTCTGTGTAATCTTCTTCCGGCTCAGGCAGCGCAAACGGCCGCATAGCCCCCGCTTCCTCAAATCCTTTTATAGTCTCTTCGCACTGCTTGATTAGAAAATCAAACATATTTTCAAAGCCATTACCACCTGCCACTATAGCACCTCCTCGGCAATTGATTTAAACTCGTCCAACCTATCTGCTAAAGTACTAGAGATCTGACTGACTCGAGCGGGGCTTAATTTAACTTTTAAAGCCACTGCAGAGTTAGGTATGGGTTTCCGACCCCTTAGCCCTAATCGGTGTTCGATAATAGTTTGCTCTAACGGACTTAGACTGTCATAGAATAGGTCTATTATCTCCTCTGTCTTATCGGGCATTGTTCCTGTAATTTCAGAAGCAGTAGCGGATTCTTCAGGATTTGCACCAAATTGCTGTAACTCGTGGACCCTAGCTTTACTAAACTTGCGTATACGGGCTAACTGCTCTTTGGAGATCTTCATTAAATCAGACAGCTCTCTATCTGAAGGATAGCGATTGTGGTTGTCATAAAACTCTTCTTCGAATTTAAACAACTCTGCCTGCTGTCTTGCCATACGCTCAGATACCGGTACAGGACCTGACTGCTGAGCATACCGTTTAAGGGGCTGTAGCTGGGTAAATACCCAGGACGTAAGTTTTGCGTCGCCACTCGGCTCATAGGTTTTAACCGCTTTTATAGCCAATAAACGGGCTCTGGAGTTTACAGCCGATGTAGGCTTAGGTACCAATGCCGAGATACTTTTGTTTATTTGAGGCTGTAGATTGGTAATCAGTGTGTTTAGGTTCTCGTTGGAAGGATCCTTTGCCCATACGTCGTAAAGGGCCTCTGTATCTGTGGGTTGTACTTTATCCTTATCTGCCTTAATGGATCTGGGGACGGGGTTAATATTTTCGATAGATACAGGGTTGCCTGTTGCTTTGAGCACTTTACTACCCGTTGGGTTACCTAGATTTAGTTGATTTAAGTTACTTACAGGCATTATATGTTACCTAATGTGTTTTGTAGCGGTTTATACAGCTGTTGGGTGCCATAGCTTACCTCAAAAAGAGGGTTATCGTCCGCTCCTTGAATTTTTGCCAATTCCGCATCTTTTTCCGACTTTAAATATTTTACCAAAATAACGGTAGAAATCGAGTTTGAGTCAGCTGACATAGAATAAACAATCTTCTCAGCCATGCCGTAGATAACATTGCCTGCAAATCCCGGCATGGATGCAGCACCTGACCCGGCTACAGAAGCCTGGGCTATATCAACTTTAACTATAGTGCCTGGGGTTATATCGAACCGCAAAACACTATTTACAGCTTGTTGTCGTCTGGCGTATACGTAGTTCCAGTAGTAGTTCTTGCACCAATCATCTGCAAACACGTACTTAGGGGTCTCGTCAGGCTCGTCAATCTGAGGGCCTTCAGGTTCTTCGCTATCGGCCATGATCTGTAGTTTGTCTACCCCTTCGCTTTCTCCTGCCTCCGACCCCATAACGAAGTTAATGTTAAATATCTTAGGAGGGGGGATAACGTCTATAGGGCCTTCGGGGTTTTCTGGAGCGTCAGGTACCACGTACTGCCCCACCGTTTGTACAGCTAGTCCCTTACCTTCAGCAGGTAGGGTACCTTTAGGGGTCATCAGATGAGGACCCATCATGACAACGCCTCTGGGTAGATGCACCTCAAACCCAGAACCCTGCCCCAGATCTATCTCATTATTACCAATCTCTATCGCAAAATCCGTAGAACCCGGGTCTATAGGAGCTATGTACGCATCCTCAACTGCGGGAATAATGGCTAGCTGAAATATATTACAAAAGGCTAAAACTTTAGTCCAGGCTGTAGAGCCTCCGGCTTTATTGTGAGCAATAGCTCCCATTTGCTCTAAAACCGCTCCTTCGTTTAAAGGTTTACTATCCTCCGAAACCTCGGCTGATAGCTGACACCCTAGATTCTCTATCCTCTCTAAAGCATCTAAAGCCTTGTCTGGCAAGGGTTTAGGTTTAGGTGAGTCTCCTGAGGATCTAAAAGGATCAACGTCACTATTATTGCCGTCCTCTAAAGAAAACTTTAATCCATCAAAAAACATGTCCGCTAAGTCGTCTGTGTATATTTCTTTAAAATCAACTTGCGTGTGTTCGCTCTTAAACAAAAAATTAGGCATACCTTTTACGTTTATAAGGGGGCGTGTTTTAAATATATCCCACGGGGTTCTGGGGGTAAAGGCAGCAAATCCGAAATGACTAGTATTTAGGTCGGATAACCAATGATATAAAGTAATACTTACCCCTGCCCCGGAAGTGGTTCTAGTGGGACGAACACTGTGAAGATACCCTTCAAATATAACTCCCCCTCCTGGCCAAGATTTTCCAGCCGATTGCTCACCTTCTAGTTCAATGTTTACGGTAGCTTTTGCCCGCCTTAAAACGCTGTCTCCAGCATTGTGTACTTCCGCCAGCGCAGAGGTAAAAGCGTTGTAGCCGACAGCAACACTAACTTCGCAAGCTGGGATAGCGTTTATCTCCCATGTGGATGCTAAGGAGGCTACCTTAAAGGTAGCTCCGTTTACGTCCAGGGTAAGGGACTTTATTCCAGATGCAACAATGTTTGCCATAAACTTGTTTTAAGCCTCTTTAGTGTCTTTGTAAAACGTATCCATAAACGCCTCGATATAATAAGCCAGCCTGAAAGGGATTACAGGATTATTGTCATACTGATCTCGAGCCTCGTCGGAGAACATAGGGGCGGTGTAGGAGAGGGTGGATACCGTATTGTTATATATGCTGTTTATATCTCCAACATACCTAGTGCCTGTGCCTAGCCATGTTGTATTACCAAATATTCCAGAATCATTATCAACAGGAAGCGTAGTGTATTCGAGGTACTGAGAGCACAGCCCCGCCTCTCTGACACATTGAGCTAAGTGTATTATACGAGCCCCTGTATCGTGAAGCTTAGCGGTGCTCGCATTTGTGTAGTTATCTCCCCCTATACCGTCTATGGGAGAAGGCTGCCCTAATAATGCCGCTCGGGCGTGTATTAGCGTAGTCTGGCTTATAGAGGATGCTACCCCTTGATTTACGTTTACAGGTAGTCCAGGGATGTTATCAGTATAGGCTGTGGCATATATATACTCTCCTGCAAGCGCTAGTCCAAATCGATCTAGTACAGGTACGAGAGGGGTGCTACTGGGTTTAGGTGGGCCATAGCCTCTTTCTGTGTATACTGTCACACTAATCTCCTGACCTTGGGGCTACTCTAAATAGTAGATCAAATCCAAAAATTCTATTCTGAGGGTCTACCCCAGAAACAGACAGACTCTCTAGATAACATTTTTCGGTGAAGTTAGATAGGCCGGGTAAGGTGATGCTTATAGGATTTTGTACATTCTTTACCGAAGCGGCTTTCCTGTCTTCGTAATATTGAGCTAGCTTTGTGAACCCGTCCCCTGTACCTCCGTCACACATATCAAAAGCTACAATGCCTGATATCTGCACAGCTCCCATCTCATTACCCAGCGGATATACGTAGATGTCTCCCCCAAGTACGGACTTATACTGCACTTTAGATTTTTGAGCAAAACTGTATTTAGTCACTATTAACGTATCTTCCGGTATTAACCCGTCTACCTCTATAAGCGCTGTACCTGATCCGCTCCCTCCGCCAATTTTAGCGTAAGTACCGGGCTCACTTGGAAATAAAGAAGGCATGATTATTGGTTCTCCTCAATTGGTACCTGGTCCTCCGTAAAGGGTACATCTGTTTCAACTACGTGAACTTTAATAACTTTCCCTACCGCCGCACTCAGCACCTTAACCTCTTCTGTGAGTGTAGCCACCTGGGTCTCTAAATTTTCTGTATTTATATTTACTGTAGTAGGCTTATCCGAGGGCTCTGCGTCTCCTGGCTTATCCCCCTCCTCAGGTGCATCGCCCTCCGCATCCCCTGTGGCCTCTTCTTCTGCGTCTTCCTCGGCAGGATCCTCAACACTTTTCTGCAATCCTGCATCTAGGTTTTTCACCAGATCTAATAGAATGTCGCCGTCTATACCCTCATTAAATTGGAATTTCCCGTCAACCATCTTACCTATATCGCTAAATTGGGCTAAGACAGATTCGTCTAGCGACGTTATCTCCCCGGTCTCAGGGTCCCGAACTCCTAGCTCTCCAGTCACAAGCTTTCTAATCTCATGACGATTCATACCGAATAGTTCACTCGCTAAATTCTGAAGAGAAGCGAGTTCCTCAACTCCTATGACCCCGCTTTCGCCCGAAGTGGATAATATTGCCCCTACTTTCTCTGCCATATTCTGCTGATCCGCCGACGGGCCTGACTGCAATCGTCTTAATCTGTCCGTCCCTGTCCGTAATTTAGCTGCCTGAGCCTCTTTCTCTTTCGCCGCATTAACCTGACCACTTTCCCTTAATTTGGCTGCCTCTTCGTCTAAAGCATCGGCATCGGCGTCTCTCTTATCCAGTAGCTCTTTCAACTTCTCTTTATCGCCAGCTACCTTAGGATCATATCCCAGCGCTTGTAGTGTTTTACGGGTCTGGCTCTGTCGAGCTAGCGTAGTTATAGTATCCTGGAATGCTAACTGCGAAGATGCAGCAGCCTCTTGCTGCGCCCTAATTTCTGGGTCTTCTGATAGCAAGGATAACCTTACGTTGCCTACCCTAGGGTCGTACATAGCTCGTTGGTTAGCCTCATTCTCTATAATTGCCCCGAACTGCTGTGCTCTCTCTAAAGCCTCTCCTGTGAGGCCTAATTCGGCTATCTGACCAGCTACTCCGCCTACCCCGCCTTTGAGTCCTCGGAATATAGCTTCGCGTATAGCGTCGCCCTGAACTCCCTGTGCTGCAGCCAGAGCTGCCATCTCAGCTCCTCTGCCTGTACCCATCTGGGAGACCATTTCTCGCCTCATTGTACCTGTGAAATTATAAGTCTCATCGAATACATTGGCCTCAACAACGGCTCTACTAACTTCAGGGTTATTTAAAGCATGCTGCACACCTACGTCTGTAGTAAGCTGAGCTATCTGCCCGCTGTCTAGTCCCTGTGCTTGAAGGATGGAGTGTACTTGTTGGAAATCCATCTGACCTGTAGTTTTGAATTTCTTCATAGCTGCGGCTACCGCAGGGTCATCGGGGTTTATAACCCCGGTCAGGGCAGCATTAAGTAATACCGCCCCTGCCCGACCTTCTCGGGTGTGGGTAGCCATGGCTACTTGGCCGGTTGCCATCTGCATCATGGTCTGCTGATTAGCGCCTGTGCCCTGAGCCAATCCGGTAAGAGCTGTCAGCTCCTTAAGCATAGCGCCTTGGGTGCCTGCAATGCCCATACCTTCAAGCTTCGCAGAACCCATTGAAGCCATAGCCAGTAAGGAAGGTAGATCTGAACCCGCTAATTCCGCGGCGATACTAGCTTCTCTAAACTCTTTTGCTGTTACTTCTGATGTTTGTCTTCTCGCCTCGCGCACAGCTTCATCAACACTACCATAGGGGCTACCGCCTCTAGAGTACTGGCGAATAGCCTGTTGTTCTGCGCGGCTCATACGATCTGACAAGTCGCCGCCTGTAAATGCCTGGAATGCAGTTAGAGTCTGATCTACCGTAAGGCCTATTTCTTTACCCGCCTCAAAAATAGCGGCAATGTCTTCTACTTGCTCAACAGCGCGTTTCTTTAGCTCATCAGTCTTACCTTTATCTAAAGCCCCATATAAATTTATACCCCCGATATCTAACATGTTCCTAGAGCCCAGCTGCTCCAAGACCTGGCCTGTGGCCTCAAAACCTAAACCGGATAGAGGAGATGTTATATCACTTACCCTGCCAGCTAAATCTGTTGCTAACTCCGATCCAAAAGATTGCTTAATAGGGTTGCCGTTTTTATCGTACACCATATTACCAGCGGCGTCACGCTTAAAGTTGCTCTGAAATCTTGCCCGACCCAAATATTGATTAGCTACGTTGGTTACGGATGGTACCAGATCTCTTTCTGTCTGTATACCAAAAGGCTTAAGAGCTTGTCGTGCCAGTCCTGCAAATTGGTCATTACTACGCAGGAAATTAGTTATTTCACCTGCGGTCTGTGCTGCAAGAATTTGACCCTCTTCAGGATCATCTAAGTTTTGAAATCTAGAAAACCCCGATGTCACAGCCTCTACGCTACGGAATAGTCGGTCCGCCCTACGACGCGCATTAATTGAAGTTAGTGCGTCATTAGGATTGTTCACATTCCAGGCCTGCGTGTTTATGGAGGGAATCATCGGAGCAGCTGAAGAAACCATGCCTCCGGTTATAAACCTACCTGGATTATAGGTTTGCCCAAATGGGGGAAGGTTAGATGGGTGTGTCCCAAATATCCCAGAGGCCATCTGGGTTACGTAAGGGGCCAGCATCTGTCCCATAGGGCCAAAGCTCCCCATAGTATTATATATTTGACTGCCAAAGGTGGGGTTTCGCATAGGCCCAAAGGATTGCCTAAACGCCCCAAACTGAGGGGTAAGGGCAGCGAATGCTTGCTGCCTCTGGGCTTGAAGAATCGGGTTATTCATATCCCAAGCATTAAAGCCAGGGGGGTACCCTTGGTTAGGCTGCATCTGGTTTTGGATGTCAAACGGATCGGTTGCCACTAATTATCCTCTTGGTTCGTCTCGGTATCATCGCTACTGGCCGACTCGGTGTCCTTGGTTGGCCATGGCTTACCCATTACCTGCTCCCAAAGATGCCTTACGTCCTCTGGGGACTCTACTCTTTTACGGCTGCTATCATCTATATTGTACAATATATCCCTGAATTGCTCAGTAGACTGATTTACCAGATCTTGAGAATTAGTGTATGCGGCCCCTGCACTCATGGCAGCTACGTATTTTGAGTGAGCGAACTCAGAGTAACGTAGAGATTTATCCCTACTCAACAGGTGAGCCGCTACCGCTTCTCTAGACCTACCCATAAGGGTGGTGTCCGATGCATCTAAACTATTAAGTAAAGCACCCCTGTAGATCTCCACTAAAGTGAGGAGACTTCCGTGGGTGCTGTAAAATTTTTTTGGTATAGTTCCGACGCTAGCGCATTAACTTCATTATCAAACCTTGAGTAGGTATTGAGGAGAACGTTGTAAAGAGTTGAGTTTACCTCATTAAACCTTACCTCATGGGCCTCTATAATTCGATCTGCATCAGTAATAGGAACTGTGACGGTTTTAGACTTAGTTGTGCCGTCTAACTGCTTGATCTCCATCACCTTTTCTTTATGGGTAGCTGCATCCTCTGTGAGGGGGGATCCGTAGTTAAATATCTGAATATTACCTTCTTCATCCTTAGTCTCAATTGTAGTAATAGAGCTGGATACGGTATACCTAAAATTTATAAACTTTAGGTGGTTAGCATTAACAAATCCTGATTCTTGGCTTAACTGACCTACAGCGTCTGCAATAGCATCGTATTCCTTTACTGTAAGCGTTCTGAATGTAATAGACAGGTCGTTGTCGTGAATAGGATATGTCTGTTGATAAGGAGTGTTGGACATAAGAGATCTCATAAAAGACTCTCTCATATCATCGGTTATATCTACCTTATTGGCCTCGTTCATTAGTTTAAAGACACCTTTAATAGTATCTTCATCTATATCGACATCCTCGTCTGTGTTATTACCTGCCGCCGTAAACTCAGCGTACTCATCCTTTTTATCTTCAGGCAAATCATTAACATCCACAACATGCTGCTCAAAGTTTATTGCATCTGCTGTATCAGGAGGGGTATCAAACTGACTAGGGTTAATAGGGGGATTTTTAAAGTCGTTTGGATCAAATGTGTCAGTCATTAGCTACCAGGCTCCTTATTCTCGGTGTTGATCAAGTATTCAGCTAAAGATGCCGAAGACAGTTTCGGTATCTTCTCTTTATACTTATCTCCTCCCGCCCTGTCAACTGCGGCCCCTGTTTCCATGTTAATAAATTTTAGTTCCGTTTCGGTGTACGCTGTCTCAAAAGCGTCTGCTCCTGGCCAACAACTGGTAATATCACTACTTACCTCAGGGGAGGATCCTACCTCTTCCGAGGGGTCTACTCCTATAAATTTTAGTTTTTCACCAGATCCGCTTTCACGGTATCTCATCTGCCAGGATGCCTCCGGTAACAAAGCAGAGACTTCTTCTTCGCCAGACTCTTTAGGTAGCCCTCTTTCTTCTGTTTTCGGGTAGGCAAAAGTGATTTTCTTTAAATCCTCTTCGACTCGTAAAACAGACTCTTCTAATTGGTTTAGGAACTCTCC